ACATTTGCATCAATAACAGGTTGCATAATTGTTAAACCAAACATGGAGTAGCAAATTAAAAACGTTGATAGTGCATACAGAAAGATAATCATATTACCAACCTCTTTGTATTATTAGTTTTAATTGTTTAATTACGTTGTTCTCTCCTGATACTACGCCCAGATTAAATAACGCTTTATCACTGCCAGAGAAAGTATTGCCTATATCCTTTGCTACAAAACTACTTACATTAGCTTTATAGACAGCAAAGTATAAATCATATACTGCCTGTTGTTGTTCTGGTTTCAGTGCCTTAAAAAACAGTTCTGCGTCTGGTGTGGTCGGTGGTGTTTTTTTATCTTGTGTCATAATTAGGTTCTCCTGTATTAGGTTAAAAAAAAAGTTAGCTACATTATATAACTAACTTTTCCTTTCTGTCTACAATAATATTAATATTACATTACAGCTCCAATTATTAGTAGTAATAGTATAATTATTAAAAAAGACCTTATAGTACTTAAAAGCATGACTTCGCCTTGTGTATTAGATGTTACGTATTTATTCATGTGCTATACTGCCAATGATTCTAGAGTTTGCCATGCCTGACTATCCAATGCGTTGCGGACTAGGATTTCCCTATCCTTTTGGACATTAGCTTTCTGGCTACCTTTTCTACCCATGCTAATTGACTTTAATTCGCCCTTATCATTGACAGACTCATAGCTTTCATCAGTGTGCGTTGACCAATGTGTTAAAGCATTATATAACGCCCAGATTGTCTTGCCTAGACTAGCTTGCTCCTGTTCATATCTGTACAGCAAGTAATCTGATAATCTGGTATTAACTAGCTTAGTATCTATGACAGTTGGACTAACAATATCACCAAGAGTTTCTACAGTTTTACTATCTTTTCTACAGATAGAATGCGCCAGAAATAATGCCACTTGTTTATCGGTTAATTTAGCATTGCTCCACAATTGGAACTTCTCGGTTTGATTGGTAAAAACATCAAGTGTACTAGATATTTTAGACAAGGCGGAATTGACGTTTAATCCAGAAGTGTGTTTTCTCCTCTCGTGGTAAAACTTTTGACCTCCGAACACTAGCGTATTTAAACAAAGACTACGGTATGCACCTGTAAAGGTCTGGAATGACCAAGCACCATCTATAGAGTTAAAGATATCGGAACGTAGACAAACTTCATCACCATCTTTGACTTTCATAGTGTGGTCTAGAAAATGCACTGTTCTCCTAGTCTTTGCACCCTTATCCCAGAGTTGGTCTATGACTTGAACATTGGACTGCCCTATATCACTAGTTAGAAGTTTTTCCGTGTGTTTCCTGTACAAGTCAATATGCGGAACTAACTTATACTTGTTAGAGTGGTTTCCCATAAAGTCCCCTGTATCAGAGCGAATGACTGCCATTTTGCCATCTACTCTATGTTGCATATCATTATGAAAGTAATGCATACTCACAGGCTCAACTCCAAAGTCAAATAGACTCATGTCATTCAAATCATTGTGTTCATACATTTCTGGCAAGATATGACCAGACTCCATAGCAATATCCGCTTTTGGTTTCATTAAATCGTAAGGCATGTTTTTTCTCCCGTTGTGTTAAGTTATTATAAAAAGTGGTTCTCCACTGTACTTATAGTTTCATAGATATTATGTACATGCAAACTATTTATTATTTATTTTTTTTATTGTTATTCTGTACAGAAACAGATGCGTGAGAAAGATTTGCGTGGGAAATTAAATTATCCTCTACAACAACCTGCCTAGCTACACTATCTTCCTGTACAATAACAATACGTTTTTTAATGGGTTTGGCTGACATTATTTTAGCTGACAATTTCTTACTCATAATATCTAGTCCACGTTTCCTGTACAAGGTCGTACACACTATTCTCACTATACTCATCGTTTAGCTTTAAATCCTTGTACTTATTGGTTGACAAAAGTTCAATAGCTAAAGAGTAAATGTCAGAAAAATCCCTCTCTTGCTTGACAAGTTCCTCTACCTCACATTGAAAATCTGTTTCCATGTCCAGAATATCATTGGTTAGTTTGTTCATGGTGTTCCTCCTGTACAACCTTGTAAGACTCTTTTAAATACCACATTGGCATAGGCCTTGACTTTTCCCATTTAGCTATGTTTTTCTTATCGTTGACGTAGTAGCATCTGTATGCCCTAACAGCATTGTTATGTATACGCAAATGGCTACATTTATATTCGTCTGGCATACACTGTGGGTGGGGTGTACCACTGTTATGTACAGAGTCAAACATAGTGGCATGTACCTTATCCAAATCCATTATAACCTGCTGACATTTATGTATTTTGTTATACCTCCTAGTGTACTCAAAGCATAACTCCATACCATGATGCCAAAGCCACTCATAGTTTTCTGCACTATCTCCTGTCCATAGTGTACAGGGGTGGTTTTTGTGTGCTTCTCTATAGGGTACTTTATCTCCTAGTCCATACCTGTGCCAAACAGAGCAAAGCATTTGTGCCGTCTCTAGTGGCATCTTGACAACATGCTTATCACACTGCATTTGTGCTGATATTATAGGGCATTCGTCTAGTACGAATATGTTCATCTGTACAGCACTCCCAATTTAGACAACACATCTAATTCTTTTTCTGTCATCTCTTGTACTTTATGTACTGTTATCCAATCATTATTATAATCTTCATAGGTATTAGTATCTTCGTTAAAGTTTTCTTCCATGTAATCATCTTCACCTGTATACGTTTCAAGTATCATATCTTTATCCGTAATAGACTTAGCATCTTCATAGTGTGCTATACTATAGTTATTAAACCATGAATGCTCAAAATATTCAGAGTCCCCAGATTTTATTTTAAATGTTACAAATAGCATATCAATGTCCTCTCGGTGGTTGTAAGTTATCTTTTTCTTTTAGTACAGCAAAGTCTACTGTGTATATCCACGTTGCACTATCCTCTTGTACTCCATGTATACTTCTATGTTCTACTACAGGGCAAGTGTCAAGCCAATCCATAAATGTTTTCTGTACATCTTCCATTAGCTATTCTCCTCTTCTTCTATTTCTTGAAGCCATTGATTAAAAGAATTTTCTATATCACTATCCATTTCATGATTTAACTGTACCATTTTAGGATTATCACTCCACTCTGCATATATTTTATAGCTTACTATATGTCGTGGCACTGTCGGTATGGTGTTTATATCTCTACTCATTGTCGTACTCCTCCCCTTCACTATAGGATTGATTGTCTAGGTCTTCTGTCTGTACAGTAGTAAGATGGTCTTTTAGTTCCTGTATAGCTTCGTCAATCTTATCATAGGCTTTCATTGCACTTTGCGGTGATAGCGGAATATGCAGTTTAGCATCTGTTAAAATACTTATTACTAAATCTATCACTGTGGCACTATTTACTTTAGGTTTGGTTTTCTTATAAAAAGATGCTTCTGTAGATGGGGCATCTCCTGTATAGATAGTTTCGTTATCTCTATGACCATACCACTCAACATCCCCTCCTGACTCTACAATACAGCCCATAGGTGCTTCATCACAGTTTGGCCAAGAAGGACACCCTAAGTGTTTATCAATATGTTTGCCCATCATACCTTCCTCTTCTGTTCGGTTATATGTACAGAACCATTCTTTATATTAACGTCTATTCTTTTTCCTTTACCTAAGTAGTAGCCAATTCTTTTGTTCATCTTAATCATATCCTGTTCAGTTTGTACAGCAATGACTTCATGTATTTTAGTTTTTTTCATGGTGTCCTCCTTTTCTACAATAACTCTTTCACAGTTATAAAACATTGTCAACCCCTTAGACAAAAAAAAAAGAGCAGTCTAATTAAAGACTACCCTTTTATATATAGGCTAGAACTCGGACTCTAAAGCTGTTCAGTTCTAATTAAGTGTATTTACCTAGAATTTCCTAACACACCTATAATATTATTCTGTACAGGTAACTTATCGGAAAGTAGCTACCTTTCAAGGATATTATTTAATTGACAATCCTTATCTTTCATCAACCCTGTACAAGTTATAATGAAGAAACAGGTATATCTCTGTCTAAATCTGCTGACAAAGGTGTTTCTCCGTACTCTCCTTCTTCTAGTCGGTAGTGATAGACACCACCTAGCCATTTTCCAATGACATTTTTTTTACCATAGTTTTTCTTTCGCAAAGTTCTTATACCCGCTGACGTTCCTGTTTCAAGATAGCCAATTCTTTTTGACACTTCTTGTACAGAATGCCAATATCCGTCTGACAATACGTCAAGTATTCTCTCTGACATTCCTCTGCGTTTGTGGTAATTCTTTTTCTCTTCCTGTACATCTTCAGTCATCATCATTTCCTTTCCAAACATTTGGATTATCTGCCCTAACTAACCCTTTGTACCAAGCCTTTATAATACTTCCTTTGTCCTCTCCATAATCTACTTTATGCTGTTGATGTTTTAGATTAGACTCTTCCACTACAGCATCATAAGCCTTATCTAATTTGGTAATATCAGAATAAGTAATGTGTTCTACTCCACTATCATTAATGTCTGATACAAGACTTTTTACTTGATTGACAAGTGTTAGTTGTGCATCTGTTATTATAGGGATTTCTTTCTCTTTCTTTTTCGCCATGTCTTCCTCCTCCTTTAATTTTAGTTCTTTGTTAATCCACTCTGAAAAAGTGTTCATACTTTATGCTCCTGTTATTTATAGTTGTCAAGTTATTTATGTAGCTTCACCCCACACTTCGTACTTAGCAATGTCTTCATCTGTTAACATATCTTGCTCAATACAAAGCCTACTAATACTTCTGATAGCTATTCGTGGGTGCAATCTCTTTTCCTGTTCCGTCATTTTTTCAAGAGTAATTATACATTCATCATGTACCATAGGAGTTAAGTTTATATATTTTTCCATATCATCTACAGTGCTACAAACTTTTAAACAGTAGCCAATAATGGCATAATAAAATATTTCCATTATTTTAAATCCACAAGATTATAAATGTTTCCTGTATTGCCAACAAATCTTTTTATGAGTTGGTTGCCACAGCTTATCTCTACAATGGTATTAAGATTTATGTTCCTGTATCCCTGACTTTTCATATCATATACTGTTAAGTACCTATCTTTATTGTTAACATTTATGCCATCTTTTAAATGTTTCTTGACTCCAAGTTTACAATTCATTTCCCTAACTTCGCCATTCTTTTTGACAAACTTAGCTTTAAATATTTTTTGGCCTACCATGTTTTTAATTACAGGGGATACCAGTGCTTCAGTGTATAGTTTCATCGTCATCTTCCTCCCATTCAAGTTCACTAGCCATTGTCATGTACAGACCGACTAATGTATTTAACATTATTCCTATCATATCTAATTTAGGTAAACCTAATAACATATACTTACTATATACTTCAAGTAATTCTTTAATAAAACTTTCAGTTGCTTTTATATTAGTGTTTTCCATATATGTTCCCTTTAAGTTTAACTAAAGGTAATACTTATAATTTTTTCTGTCAAGTACTTTTTTTTGTTGACATAGTTTTTATAAAAAGTTAGTAGTGGTAGAGAGAAGGAGAAAAATACTATGGTTGGAGAAACTGATGTTGCTACATTTGTTAAGGCACTATCTATACCCACTGATGAAACTTACAGAGGCGATTGTCCTGTTTGTCATCGTAAAAATACTTTCAATGTTACTAATACTACTGGCAGGCTGTTGTATAATTGTTACCATGCTGACTGTACAGTTGGGGGCACTACAAAAACAGGCGACCTTATACAGACATCGTCTAGTACAAAAAATCAAAAACCTCAACGAGTAGACCTTTCTGTATATAACAAGCAGTGGGTGGGGCTAGACCGTAGCCAAAGAGTTGTTGATTACTTAAAGTCTGTACAGGCTTACCATGCTTACCAAAATAAATTTGCTGACATTCGTTATGATGTAAAGGAAGACCGTTGTGTGTTTCTTGTGTACAAGGACAAGACATTGGTTGATGCAGTTGGTAGGTCGCTGACAAATTCTAAACCAAAATGGAAAAGGTATGCATCTTCCCGTATTCCTTTTGTGACAAAAAACCAGAGTGACAATCTTGTCATTGTAGAGGATTGTGCTTCGGCTTGTGCGTTGACAATATCTGGAGTTAGGGGCATGGCTTTGATGGGTACGAATCTCTTGACAGAATATTTAAAATATTGTAAGGGGTATAATCGGGTCACCATTGCATTAGACAAAGACGCATCAAAAAAAGCAATGAAGATGGTACACGAATTATCTATTCATGTACGGACAAAGTTGGTGCTGTTAGAACGAGATGTAAAAAGGTGGAGTACAGAACAAATAAGGGAGAAGTTCAATGTCACTTGAGAAACAAATACTATCAGCGTGTTTATCCAATGAGTTTTATAAAGATACAGCAGAGGTTGTGTCTACAGAGATGTTTGCCAATGGTGTGGGAACAATTTTTGACACCATCAGTTTTGCACAACAGAAGTACGAGAGTGATTTAGATGTAAACACTTTGATACAGCTACACAGGAATAAATATCCTGCACTACCAGAATCATCAAGAGAGCCTATAGAGGAAGTTATAAAAGACCTCAGTAAGTTTATGCCAAGCAACAAGATTATACTAAAAGATTTAATCATTGACTTTTGGAAGAAAGACAAGGCACATAAGATTAGTGACTTATCCGCTGACATTTGGTTAGGCAACAGTGACGACTTTACTGTACTGAGAACTTTAGTTGACACGGCTATAGAGAAAGCACCAGAAGATGAAGGGAACTTCCAAGAAGTGAAAGATGACATAAAAGATTACATAGATGGTTGGGATCAAGGTTTTGAATTTAAGTTTGAGTTGCAATCATTGGCTGACAAAATCAGTGGTGCGGGTAGAGGAAACTTAGGGATTATATTTGCTAGACCAGAGACAGGGAAGACAACCTTCTGTACATACATGGTTGCAGAATATATCCGACAAGGATTTAAGGTAGCCTATTTTGCTAACGAAGAACCCGGAAGATTGGTTAAAGGCAGAGTGTTCTCCGCATATCTTAAACGATCTATTGATGAGATGAAGAAGAACTTAGATAATTCTATGACTGTGTACAAGAACGAGATAGAACCAAACCTAAAGTTATTGGAAGGTAGAGGTATTACTTTATCAGAAATAGAAAAATTTATTGACATACATAAACCTGATGTGGTAATGGTGGATCAGTTAGACAAAGTAGTCATCAACGGTAACTTTGCTAGGACAGATGAAAAGTTACGGGCATTGTATGAGGGGGCAAGAACGATAGCTAAAAAACAACAAGTATTATTTTGGTCAGTGTCTCAAGCATCCTACGATGCACAGGGTAGACAAGAGGTAGACTTTAGTATGTTGGAAAATAGTAGGACAGGTAAGGCTGCAGAAGCTGACATCATTGTAGGTATAGGAAAGAATTACGGTGAGGAGGAAGATTACATTCGTCATCTTTGTGTATCTAAGAATAAACTTAACGGGTGGCATGGGACAGTAACATGTTCTATTGATATACACAGGGCGAGATACGAGTTATGATATTAAAAGCTGACGGATTTGATGATGCGATATTGGGCTTAGGCCGAAGATGTTCACAACCTGATCTGTTAGTTTATGATGTTGACAAATGTGTAGCCATACTTATGAAAGATGGAATGACAGACGAAGAAGCTATGGAATATTTTGAGTACAACGTGGTAGGATCATGTATGGGTGAAGGAACACCTATCTTTCTGTACAGAGGAGTGGAGGATATAGAACTATGAAAAAAAGAATACACGTAAATCAGCACGTTATAAGAAGCAACAAAAAGAACAACGAGAATAACCCTGTAATAACTGTTAAAACTTACCAAGACAATACCTATGGTCACGAAGTAAGCATATTAGGAAACAGCAAGGTTGTGTACAGGCCAGATAAACCCCTGTCTTGTGGGGCAAAAGTATGGATAGAAACGGATGCGGAAGTGGTGGTGAAATGACAAAAAAAAAGACGGGCTATAGGTATTTTAAAACTAATCGTAAAGGAGAGCCTGTATTTAGAAGAAATACGGATCAAACTTTATGTGAGGTAGAAACATACTTAAAAGAATCTAATATTAATTACGAATATAGATTAGGAGCTACTGCATTAAAAATTTATAATAAAGAAGAGATACCCTTTATATATTATTTTACTACTGGAAGATGGAAGCGGTACAATGGGAGAAAGTTTCCCCACTACCACAGCAACTCTGTACAAGATTTTGCTATAAAATATTTAAATAGGAAGTTTGATGATAACCGTTCTTGACATAGAAACAACATATAAAAAAGATGAGGCAGGTAAGCTAGACCTTGATCCTTATACAGGAAACATGTTAGTGTCTGTGGGGTACAGTGCTGTAGGTTCTGATATAATAGCTCCCTTTACAGAGAAAAAGATTTATCGCCCTGACAGTGAGGGCTACCTCTGTTTTACCCACACAGAAAAAGAACCGACAGAGGATGGCTTTGCTGTACTGCAGAAAGTTCTGGATAATACGGAAGTTTTAGTGGGCCATAACATTAAGTTTGACTTGAAGTGGCTCCTTGCTTGTAACTTTACCTATACAGGAAAGCTATACGACACGATGATAGCTGAGTATGTTATACACGGTGGAGATAAAGTTGCTCTGTCTTTGTCTGAGTCCGCTAAGAGATATGATTTAGATGAGAAACGTACCGATTTAACTGCACAGTACATGAGAGATGGGGTATCTTTTGACTATATACCTTGGGATATTGTAGAAGAGTATGGCAGGGCTGATGTAGAAGTAACAAAACAATTGTATCTTGCACAGCAAGAGGCAGTAAAAGATGGGCTTGCACCCACTGTAATTTTAATGAATGAGATGTGTCAGGTTCTTACCGAGATGGAAAACACAGGTATGAAAGTTGATGTGGATTCTCTCACTAAAATTAGAGAAGAATATAAGAATGAATACAATGAGTTACATGAATTTCTTGATGGAGAAGTTAAACGTACTATGGGGGATACTCCTATAAATTTAGACAGCCCAGAGGACAGGTCTAAAGTTTTATACAGCAGAGCAGTGACTGATAAAAAATTCTGGGCGAGTACATTCAATTTAGGATATGAACAGTATGGTAGTACAAAGAGAAAGAAAAGAGTTCGCAAGTTAGGTAAAGATGATTTTGTTAGGAAGGTAAGAACTTATACAAAAATAGTTCCCCACACAGAGTCCCACCAATGCGGTTCCTGTAAAGGGAGGGGATACTTTAACCCACTAAAGAAAGATGGCACAACAGGTAAGGCTAAAAGAATTTGTAAAACTTGTAATTCTGATGGCATAGTATTTAAGTCTACAGGAGAAGTTGGTGGCTTTAAACTTGTGCCGAGAGATGCTTATGATGTCAGTACACACGGCTTTAAAACAGACAGACCAACATTAGAGAACTTATCTATGTCTGCCAATGACGAGCAAAAGAAATTTATCAGTGCCTATATAAAATACAATGCTATAGGTACATACTTGAGAACATTTGTTGATGGTATAGAGAAGGGATTAGATAGTAAAGGTTTTATACACCCTCACTATATGCAATGCGTTACGGCTACAGGAAGACTATCTTCTCGTAATCCAAACTTTCAGAACATGCCAAGAGGTACAACTTTCCCTGTGAGGGCTTGTGTTGTATCACGATGGGAGGGAGGAAAGATATTGGAGGGAGACTACAGTCAATTAGAATTTAGAGTTGCAGGCTTTCTTGCACAGGACAAACAGGTGTATGCTGATGTGAGGAAAGGTTTTGATGTGCATAGCTTTTCTGCAGAAGCATTGGGTGTATCTAGACAGGAAGCAAAAGCACACACATTTAAACCACTATACGGAGGTACATATGGAACAGAAAAAGAAGTTGCGTACTACGACCTTTTCAAGGCCAGATATTCAGATGTTGCTAAATGGCACGTCTCTTTACAAAACGAAGCGATTAAGACGAAAAAGATCACCCTTCCTTCTGGTAGGATTTATCATTTTCCTCATGTTCGTAGGAACTTTCATGGCGGTTCTACACACGCTACCGCCATAAAAAACTATCCTGTACAAGGATTTGCTACCGCAGATCTGCTCCCGCTTGCTCTTATAAATTTAAGACAAATTTTGTTTGACAGCGACATGCAGTCTGTGGTATGTAACACAGTACATGATTCAATTGTCCTTGATGTTTTTCCAAGCGAGGAGAAAAAGGCAATTGAAATTTTAACGGAATCCATGTTGAGTATCAAGGATGAAGCTATGAAACGATACAATATTGACTATGACATGCCGGTGGGTATTGAATTAAAAGTAGGTAAAGACTGGCTTGACATGGATGAAGTTTTAACACTATAAACCGAAGGAGAAATTATGATGTCAAATGATGTTGTAACGAATACACCAAGTGTAGTGCCGTCACTAAAGAACATGTCAGTGGCAGAAATTGCGGCATTGACTGGGCAAGAAGTAAGTAGTAATGAAAGTCAGAGCCTTCCTCGCTTTGCCATTAATCATGGTGAAGAAGACAATGAAGGTAGGAGCATTCCTCGTGGGGAGTTCTCTTTAAAATTACCTGACGGTGTTACTGCCTATGCAAAGGAAGCTCATCTACGAATATTTTTTAGGTTGTTTACCTACAGTAGGTGGGATGCAGAGCAGGGAACTTTTGGTAGCCAAACTATACAGGCACCAAATTTAAGTGCTGACTTTTATGATACAGAAGGTGGTATCCGGTGTGGGAGGCTGACCAAAGATCAAGCCGATGGTTTAGCTAAAGACAGTCCAGAAATGATGTTACACAAAAGTGTGAAGTGTAATCAGATTCTGTACAACACAGTGCAGTTGGTTAATCCTGTAGATGCAGACGGTAACAAAGTAGATATGCCTGATGAAGTACCTTCCGTTTGGTATGTTAGAGGCTCTGGTTTTATGCCTGTCAGTGACCATATAAAAATGATTGACAGACAGAAAAAGATTATGTGTACGTCTGTTAACAAAGTAACTACCTCAAGAAAGAAGATGGGTGGTAATTCTTACTATGTCCCAGTTATGTCTACACTTAAATACGTGGACATAAAAGATAGTGATCAAGAATTAATCGCTAAGTTTTTTGAGACCAAAGAAGCCATCAATAATAAAGTGATGGGCCAGTGGAGAGAACAAAAAGAGAAGAAAGCTAAATTAGGAGACTTGTCCGATTTTGGTGAAGTTCTTAATGCTACAGGATAGATAGTTTGTCTAATCCTATCTTAATGAAAGTACAGGGATTACTAGATCGTGCCATGAAAGAAGGTATTGATCTAGACCCTGAACTTTTAGAAAACTTTAAAAATGATTGTGGTGATGCCTTAGTCAAACAACTGTCTCGTGGTAAAAGTGATTACTCGTTACGGATGAGTGGCTTGGGCAAACCCATGTGCCAACAATGGCATGACAAAAACGAATCACCTAAAGAGACACAATATAATTCTATCATGCGGTTTTTATTTGGTGACATCATAGAAGCTATAGCTATGGTAGTTTTAAAATCAGCTAACGTAAATATAGAATCAGAACAAGAGAGAGTTAATTTAGATTTAGATGTGTGTGAACTTAACGGTACATTAGATGTTGTTATTGATGGCAAAGTGTGGGACATAAAATCTGCATCCCCGTATGCTTTCTCTAAGAAATTTGGTGGAGAGTTTGGTGGATACAACAAAGTAAAACAAGATGATACCTTTGGGTATTTGATGCAAGGATACCTGTACAGCAAAGCAAAGAACATGGACTTTGGTGGGTGGATTGTTGTAGACAAAGCTTCTGGTGAATGGGCAGTATGTGAAGCACCAGATTACCAAGAGGAAGACTCTGTAGAGCAGTTGGCTAAGGCAAAATCTAATGCAAAAACAATGTTACAAGACAAACCATTAAAGAAAGAATTTAAAGATAAAGAAGAAACATTCCGTGTACAGCACGGGAAAAGAAAAGGTGAGATAATTGCTACAGGAAACAGAGTTATGCACACGGTGTGTGGCTATTGTGATTATAAAGCACAGTGTTGGCCTACTGCACAACTACATAAAAAGGTAGGAACACAGGCAACGCAACGACCTCTTGTTTGGTATACAAAATTAAAGAAGAGAGAAATAGAGGTATGATTTATTTATCTACAGAAGTAACCATAGGAGATAGCTACATCAACGAAGGTGTATACTTTGGTTACCAAGAGTGTGATAAAACATTTGGTGGTGATAGTATTGTAAAAGAACTACGCAACAGACCCAATGGCATACCAATCCGAATGACTAAAACATTTGATCTTGATGAACCTTGGGGTGATGATAGATTTGAAGAACATAAGGAGAAGATAGATCATGATTTAGATATATTGGCTGTACAAGCAAAAGCAAGAAACAGTCTAGTAGTATTACACTGGACAGGCATAGAAGAACAACGAGGCATTCTACGGGAGAATGCACCTAAAACTTTTAAGTACTTTAACGATAAGTTTGAGGATATAATACATAAAAACATGCCGAGGGTATAATGGTACTAAGACATCATGGCTACCGATCAGACTTTGAATTGTCTATCGCTGTAGCTTTAAATAGAAAAAATGTAAAATTTCAATATGAATCGGAGAAAATAGATTATGTTAGGCATTCTACTTATAATCCTGACTTTGTTATAGAGGGAAAGAACTTCTATATAGAAGCAAAAGGACTTTTTACTACAGCAGATAGGGGTAAACATCTGTTAATTAAAAAACAACACCCCGAAATTGATCTAAGATTTTTGTTTATGAGAGCAAGTAATAAACTTTATAAAGGTTCTAAAACTACTTACGCTGGGTGGTGTGAACGCTATGGTTTTAAATGGTGTGAAGGTTTTTTACCACAGGAATGGTTAGATGAATAAGGAAGATTTAAACGGTTACAGAAAGAAGCTCCCTTTAGGTATGTATGTTATACTGCTTAAACCTGATGGGGAGGATGGTGTTAGTCTTGCTGTAATAGATACACATAATATTGGTGATAATCATGTTGATCTATCATACATTCTTTCTAGGGGTGTACTGTCTTTACTGGCCAATGATATGGATATGATAAAGGAAAGAGGGCAGAGTGTTATATTGGAGGAGATGAGAAACGAAACGAAACTCCCAATAATTGATAGCCTTATGGACAGAACAAAACCTACCGCACGTGTACAGAAAGATAATATTGTGTCTATATTTGGGGAGGATACAGATGATAAGCAGTGATAGTATACCAGAAGGACTGGAGTATAAGATGAAAAAAAGACAACAGTATGATTCACATGATGATATGATAAAACAATCTGTAAAAGGAAAAAATAGACAGGTAGGTGGCAATCACTACATAGATTTTGAGATTATGCCTATAGAATATATTTCTAAAAATAAACTTGACTTCCTAGAGGGAAATATTATAAAGTATATCTCTCGTCATAAAAAGAAAAACGGGGCAGAAGATATAAAAAAAGTTATACATTACGCAGAATTAATATTAGAATTAGAATATGGAGAAAATTAGATGGCATCATTATTAGGGGGAAATTATTTACCAACAGAATATCAGGCGTTTATACATATGTCTAGATACTCTCGGTGGCTAGAGAAAGAAGGAAGAAGAGAAAGTTGGGGGGAAACAGTAGATAGACTTATATCTTTTTTTCGCCAAAACGTAGAAGGAATAGATGAAAAGTCTTGGGAGGACATGGAGGAAGCTGTACTGTCATTATCAGTTATGCCTTCTATGAGAGCATTGATGACCGCAGGTAAAGCTTTAGAGAGAGAAAACATTGCTGGCTATAACTGTTCGTATATACCGATAGATAGCCCAAGGGCTTTTGATGAAGTCCTGTACATACTGATGAATGGTACAGGAGTAGGGTTCTCTGTAGAGAGACAGTATGTTGATAAGTTGCCTACTGTGCCAGATGTAGAGTTTGAACATACAGAGGATGTGGTGTCTGTTGTAGATTCTAAAGAAGGTTGGGCAAAGGGGTTTAGAGATTTAGTATCTTATCTGTATACAGGAAGAGTTCCTAAAATTAATGTGTCAAAGATACGACCTGCAGGTACAAGACTTAAAACATTTGGTGGTAGAGCCAGTGGTCCACAACCGTTGGTAGACCTATTTGACTTTACTGTAGAGAAATTTAAAGGTGCCAGAGGTAGAAAACTCTCCTCTATGGAGTGTCATGATATAGTTTGTAAGACAGGAGAGGTAGTAGTAGTGGGTGGTGTACGTAGATCAGCCCTCATCTCTTTGTCAAACTTATCCGACCAACGAGTGCGTGCGGCTAAATCTGGTGCTTGGTGGGAAACAAATCCAGAGAGAGCACTGGCTAATAACTCTGTTGCTTATACAGAGAAACCAGACGCAGGTATCTTTATGAAAGAATGGCTGTCTTTGTACGAGAGTAAATCTGGTGAGAGGGGTATCTTTAGCAGAGCTTCTGCACAGGCAAAGGCTGCTGAGAATGGTAGAAGAGATGCCAGTTGGGATTTTGGTACTAATCCATGTAGTGAAATTATACTACGGCCTAATCAATTTTGTAATCTTACAGAGGTCGTGGTACGTGCCGGTGATACGGTGGCTACTCTCAGTAAGAAAATACAGATTGCTACATTGTTAGGCACAATACAATCTACCTTTACTAACTTTGGCTACCTAAGAAAAAGATGGCAAGACAATACAGAAGAAGAGAGATTACTCGGTGTATCTCTTACAGGTATTATGGATAGCACACTGTTAAATGGCAAAGAAGGTGGGTTAGAAAAAAGATTAGAAACTTTAAGGGGTGTTGCTGTAGAGGCTAATAAATATTGGGCAGATAAATTTGGTATAAACCAAAGCACAGCTATTACTTGTGTCAAACCTTCTGGTACGGTTAGTCAATTGGTAGACAGTGCCAGCGGTATACATGCAAGACACAACCCTTATTATATAAGAACAGTACGGGGAGATAATAAAGATCCCCTCACTGAATTTTTAATTAACTCTGGTATACCTAGTGAGCCAGATGTTATGAAACCAGAACATACTACAGTATTCTCCTTTCCGATGAAAGCACCTATAGGTTCTGTTTGTAGAAACGATATGTCTGCAATAGAACAGCTTGAGTTATGGAAGATTTATGCAAAACACTGGTGTGAGCATAAGCCTTCTGTTACCATTTCGGTAAAGGAAAATGAGTGGGTACCTGTTGGTGCGTGGTGTTGGGAAAATTTTGAATACCTTAGTGGTGTCTCCTTTCTCCCCTTTTCCGATCACACGTATCAGCAGGCTCCCTATCAAGATATAGATGAGAAAGAATACAAGAAACTTGTAAAAAAAATGCCAGCAACTTTAGACTGGCGTAAATTACAGGACTTTGAAAAAGAAGATAACACAAAGGGGTCACAGGAATTAGCCTGTACTGCCGGAGTGTGTGAGTTAGTAGACATATAGTGAAGTGTGCTAAACCTATAATAGCTCTAGAGGATGCTGGGTTAATAAGAAAAGTTATAGCTTATTACATAAAGTATGCATCGCCCCCAGATAAAGAAGTAGAAGAAAAACTTCTAAATCTATTTCACAGATTAGGAAGATTGGAAAAGTAAGATGGCGGAAGCAAGTCTGTTTGAACTATCTGTAAAGGTAAACTCAGACGGCAAAATTATTACACAAGTAAATTACATAGAAAAAGAAACTTTGATTACTGCCCTAGATGGGTGGAAGAAAGATTACCCTAACACCCATGTACTAGGAGCCGTAGTAGAACACTTGAAAAAGATAGGCTCTTCTGTAGAGGAAGATGTAGCTAAACTTTGTAGGTCTTAGTAATTGTAGGAGGTTACTTTACCACCACCTGCTAGTTTTTTCTTCTTCTTTTTTTTCTTTACAGCTCCACCATATACAAAAGGGCCACCCCCTTGACCTAACTGTCTAAGATCATCGTCTACAAGCGGAGCAAATTGTTGGGATGCCGTGTAAGCTTTATTTTTATCTTCATCTACACCTCCTAACATGCCGTAGCTGCGGGCATCCTGTGCTCTAGATACATTCATTGCAGCTTCTGGTACCATCCCCCTTTGTTGAGGTTTAGCATAGGGGCTGTACTTTAATGGTTGGGGTCTCTCTGGCTGTGCAGGCACCCTCTGCGGGCTTTCCATATTTGCAAAATCTGGAGCAGCATTAGGGTTTTCACCAAATGGTAACTCAACAGGAGGTCTACGTGAGGCTGTTCTGTTTGGTACTGTTGGTCCACCAGATCTTCCGGCCTCTGCTCTGCCTCGTTCTAACATGGGGTTGATTGGTGATCCCCCTTGTATAGCTTCAGAATCTACCATATTATCTACACCAAAATCATTGGTAGAAATAATGTTATCTCCTGCTAATCCCATATTTCTAGGTTCTATCATGTTTTGTCTCATTGTGTCAAATCTGCTAGGACTTAGTTTAGCCATTTTTTCTTTAGCAGCATCTCCTGCCATTCCACTTACAGCATTATAATACCCTGTAACTTTTTCGTTAGCTCTTTCTCTTAAAATTTCTTTTTCATTTTGAGCAATTGCTTTTTTACCTTTTATTACTTTAATATCATCATTTCCACCAATAAAACTTAACAAATCTCTTATACTACCATTGCCAACTTTTATCTGTGTTACAGGGGAAGACTCTATTCCTCTATGTGGTGGCATTGGTGTTTTTCTTCTGTTCTTTTTAGGAACGGTACCATCTTTATTTAACTTAATACCTTTTCCTGTTTCTGCTCCTCTTACTGCCATGCTTAACTCCTCACCTTTCTAGGTCCGTTGCTGTACATAATACTTCCACCATATTTCATTTGTCTTTTGTTAGGGTATTGTTTAACATTTAACGGTGCTACATTGGATAACTCTGTTGCATCTGTCATTGGTGTAGGCATTTCTACTCGGCCTGTTTCTAGTTTTGCTATATCTGGTTTAGCAGACATGTCAGCCCTACCTCCTTCAGCCATATATTTATACATGTGTTTACCCGGCATTTTATTCTCCTTATTTTAAAAAAACAATTCATCTAGTTGTTCTTGGGTTGCTTTATCTTCCATTTTAATATTTTGTAAACTATCTATTTTAGATGTGTCAGAATCTGTAAAATCAAAATTATGTTCTAATTCAAAATTTATATAATTATCACCCCACAAATTAGACGAAGCTCCTGCAGCTCTTAAACCTGTAGCACCTTCCCAATACGTTTTTAACGCAGAATCATTTATTTTACCTGTAGTAAAAACACCGTGCATTAAATCTGTTAATCTTGGATCTCTTGCCATAAGCATAAATATATCAAGATTTTTACCTCTCAATTCTCTAACCCATATTGATCCACCAATCCACCAAGGAGAAACAACCCTTCTTAAATAAGACATAGTATTTGCCATGTGTTGATTAGTAGTATTAGGTGTAGGTAAATCTTGTAATCTAACCTCAGCTGACATCTTGTTTGCCCAAGAAGAATTATCTATACCTAAATCTTTCATAGTGTGCATTTCAGTATTTATGTATATAGATCGTGCTTTTTCCATATGTGAAGCATCTTTAAATAAACCAAATCTTGAGTCTTGTAATAAATTAGGAATCCTGTCCATTTCTGCAACAGCTCTTTCAGTTACAGGCATAGTAACATATTCTTTTCTAACTCTGTTACTTCCATCTGGCATAACACTGCCTGTAGTGTAACTTCCATCAGGACTAATAATTCTTACACTGGTACGGTCTTTAAAACCTTTTTCTAAAACACGATTTATAAAATTGTAAGCATCTTTAACTCCTTTTTCACCATTTAATTTTTTTGCGTATTGTATATACTGCCCAATGTATTTTCCGTCTTCAGATGTTAAAAAATCATATGCTTCGTAAAATCTAAATGGTCTTTTCTGTCCAGAAGTATCTATAGCCATTGCTTTTGTAAAAGATTGAAAATCAGTTATTTGACTTTTAACTTTATTTTTTCTTCCTTTTATTTCGTTTACAATTTTTCGGTCTGCACGTTTAATTGTAGTCATGTATTGTGTATAAGCACGCCTTGTTGCAGCATCGTTGTTTACAAGAGTTCTAATAACTGCATCCGTATTACCGATGCTGTTCATACCACTAAAATTAGTAGTTGCCATTTCATCTGTAATAGTTAGCATAGTACCCGTTTTAAGATTTAATTTATCTATGTGCTCATATGTGCCACCCGCCATATTAAACAATGACATTTCATCAGAAAAATTTTGAATATTATCTAAAATTGTAGTAAAATCTTGTATAGTTGCTTTTTTAACTGTTGCTGATTTAAAACCGGGCCCCTTTTTAGCTGCTCCTAATATACCAACACCTTCTACAGCAATGTCAGCATACTCTCCTTCAGCAACCCTTTCTAAAATACTGGTCGTTCTTTTATCAAAATAAAGTCTATTGTTTATTTTCCAATCTATTAACGCTGAAAGTTTACTAGCACTTTCTGGATCTACAATTCTTCGTGTAGTTGCTTCAGTTCCTACTGAAAAACTGTTGGTAACCATAGCCGTACCTTTTGCTTTGTCCATAGGTAAAGTTATTATTTCACCAAATCTTTCGTTTAGCATAGAGGCTGCTTGGCTTGTTTTTCCGTCAAAAATCATGTCTACAACAGTATCTAACCATTTTTCAGGAGGAGTAGTATACATTTTATTACTTGGATTATCTATACTTTTTTGAAATCCTTTAACTCTAGAATCTACTCCTGTATACCTAGCTAATGAATTTGCAAACGCCCCAGATTTTGATGCATGAAAATGATTACCATAAATTTCTCCAGCACGAAGTATTTTTTGCAACACAGCACCATTACCACTTGATAATTCTTTTTGTAAAATATCTATAGTTTTACCATATGCTTCAAATATAGGATTTCCTTTTTCTCCAAAACTTCTTCTACTTCCCGATAAAGTTTTATGTATATTTAACACTCTATCTGCAGGTATTCTAAATCCTTGTTTAAGAAGTTGTGGCACATACTCATTTAAAATATCTCTAACAGCTTCTCCTTCATTTGAATCTTGAAGTATAACACGGTATAAATTTGTAAAATCATCGTATTTTTGAAGTGCACCTACTCCTGACTCCTCTATAAGAAGTTGTCTAATATCTTTATAATCTTGTGGAGTTGTATTTTTCTTTAAAGTTTGCATTAATTGAAGTTCAACAACTTCACCAATTATATTACTTATGTTTGCAGCATCTTTTGGTCTAATTGTAGCTTCACTTTGGTTTACTTTAAAAAACGACTGATCTAAAGTTTCAAAGATAGAACTTAATTTTACAGGTTTATTTTTTAAATCGCTTTTTACTTCTTTATATATGTCGTCTGCATATTTATTTATCTGTCCTGCACGTTGCTCATCCAATTGTTGAAACTCTGCACCAGCACTTTTATCGGTCCAACTATTTGGATTTTCTCTTAATCTCCCTACAGTTGCTGTAAGATTTTTATTATTTTTTATTCTAGTGTCTAATATTAATTTAGAAATTTCTTCTTTTTCTACGCCTATTAGTTTTTTAACAGCTATCCTTGCGTCAAGTATTTGTTCACTAATATTATTATTTCCTATACGGTCAAGAGCGTGTGGCGAAGTTAGAAGTTCTTGTTCTAAAGCTAATACAGTATCTAATTCTCCCAACTGTGCATCAGCTCTTTTTATTTCAAGATTTCCATTTCTAGACATTTGATTTAGGTGCGTTTTAATATTTCTATATTCTTCTCCATCAGGTAATGCTTTAAATAAAGGTTCTAAAGCTCTTAACAATTTCATAGAACTTTCTCTTCTTGCTTCAATATGTTCTGCAGCTTTTAAAGCCTTTTTAGCATCTACACTAAATCCTAAATTAGCTGCCTCCCCCACAATGTTATCCATTGCTTTTAAACCTACCAAACCTTCTAGTTCTACCATAGCTAAATTATAATTATCTTTAAATGTATCTGGTAAATTATTCAAATCTTTTATAAACTGTCTACCATTTTCAATTTCTTGCACAATTTGTTGTGTAGTTCCAGACTTAACTGCTTGAGCTTTTGCAGCAATTATAACATTAGCCATATTTATTTTATGTTTTTTAGGTATAGATCTCCCATTTATAACATCAGGAATTTTTTCAGCAACTTGAAATGCAGTAACAGATGTATCACTGTAGCCTCCAAATTTTCCTCCAGTAAATGCAAATCTCATTACATCATACAAAGCTTCTGGTCCTGATAACAGAGCAATACCAGTTTGTGGCACAGCTTTAAGAGTAGAACTAATAGGTCTTTTTAAAGATAAAGTATTGTTCATAATACCTTGCTGTACACCTGTAGTAGAAATAGTGTAAGCTGTAGGTAATCCAAATATTAAGGCACCAATAAGATAGGGTATAACGGGTTCTTCAGTATTAGTATAATCTGTAAGAGGCACTCCATAACCTCCTACGGCATCTGGAAAAGTCATACGTTCTCTCCCACTAAAAAATCCTTGAAAAGTTAAACCACCTACAGCCGATGTACTTGATGTACCTATATTTAACCTATCGCTAAGTTTCATGTTTTTAGCTTGGGCTATTCGGCCTCTATCTAAAAAGTTAGTAAGTTCAGGAAGGTATTTATTTTTATTATTATTTAAATAATTTTTTGTAGCTGCTGTATAATAATCTTCTTTAATATATATGTCATCTTTTGGTATTTGATTCCATTTAATTTTTTTAGTAGGATCATTGTTAAATAATTCTTCAGCGTCTTTTTGCACTTGTCCCCAAAGTTTTTTCCCCCGTGGTGTACCAAAACCAAAAACTTTTCCACCTACTCTATCTAAAGTTCTCCATCCGGCAATCATACCAAGTATTTCTTGTCCGTATTTTACAGAGGTAGCTCTCCCTTCTCCGGCAATAATATTTCCAATTTCACCGTTTGCTAATATACTTCTACCCATTATTGCATCACTTATTTTTTCAGGCGGAGTTATAAGAGCAGTAGTAAGTGGTACAGAATAAAATGGGGCTATTTTAGAAGATAAATCTCTTGTTAAATCATAAAATGTTGTTTTAGGAAATGGTATTGCTTTTTTTATTTCTTTCTTTTGTTTAAAATCAAAAAACCCAACTCCCGCAGTATCTTTTGTAGTTTCATAAAGAAAAGCATGGGAAGAAAACGCATTATCATTATTTTTTCCTACTACTACAGGTTGATTATCTACTATTTCTATATCAAGATTTGATAACATTCCAATTTTATGTAAACCTATGTAAGTTGCTTCTTTAACTGTTTGCTGTGCTGACCCCGCTCCTCGTATAGCTAAATCCAAAGAACCGGGAATTATATCATATGAGAATCCACCGTAATGTGCTAACGCTTGAGCAGCCATAAGGTCTCCTACTGGCACATCGTACTCTGTTGGTGTTCCAAGTTTGTTTGGTTTAAATTTAAAACTAGAACGATTTTTATTCCAAATAAATGCTTGCCCTAACCAAGTATTATCAATAAGATATGGTGCACCTGTTATCTCTCTACCGTCTTCATCTACATCAAATTCTAATGCCCCACCTTGTGTGTGGTCAGATTTACCTGCAAGATACTTTAGTGTATCTATACCAAAGTTTTTTCTATCTTTAATTCCAGATGCCCACCCGTACATAATGTCGTTTATTTGATTGGTGGTTTTATCTTCCATTTTAAATATAAGACCATTTTGATCTACTATATTTCCGCTGTATAACATTTCCCCCTGTTCGTTTTGTCCTACAGGTAACCAGTTAGAAACATCTTCCATAGCACGTGCTTTATTTACATCTTTTGTATAAGTATTCCACTTAGGACTCCCCTCTGAAAAATATTCGTAAACAGGAATAGGAACTTGCGTCTCTGGATCTACTTCCATTCCTTTAAAACCACGATAAATTTTACTTCCCCACAGAGCATCCACAGGTGTTCCTTTTAAATCTGGAGGAGCTTCGTTACCTTGACGATAAATAGGTTTCATTTCTGGATAATAGTATTGAGCTATGTTTACATCTTCTGTAGGCACATTTAATGCTTCTCCTAATTTTACTTTATAATTAGAAAACATTTCATCAAGAGCAACTTTACTTTCTGGGTTTACAAAATATTCTTTTTTATCTTCAGATATACCTACCATTTAATATTCCAATTCATTAGTGTCTGCAAAAATCTGTAATTTCTTTTGGTCGGTTGGTAAAATTGCTCCAACAGTTACGGCTTCTTTACTTAACAAGAATCCTAAAGATTTTTTTGTTTGGGCAGTTTGGTTAAGAAAATTATTCATTTTAGTTGTTTGTTTTGAAACCGTAATTTCATTTTCGGATGGTTCTCGCTGCCCACCATCATTTAAATTTGTATTTTCACGAATATTTTCAGGCACCTGCGCTCTCCAAATTTGAGCATTAGGTAGTTTTTCTCTATCTAAAGAATTACTACTATCATTTAACATTGGATAAACACTGGTATAATTTAAAGCAGCCCATTTTTGTTGAATGTTACCATTGCCAATTCTTTCTGCTCTCCCCACAATAGAAGCCATACCTAAATCAAATTCATCAAGAGCAGCCAAAGCTTGTTCTTTTGTAGTAAATGGACTAACAGCTAAAGCCCTTGTTACCAACTCTCTATCACCATCGGAAATAGCTTTACCACCCTCTCCTTGGAATATAGCTGCAGCGTAGAATACAAGACCTCCTCGTAAAAGAGCTAACCTTGCAACTTGAATAGCTTTTGTTTTGTTTTCATCGTCTTTATAATCATCAAGCTTTAAATACGCATCATTCATGTCTATACCAAGATATGTGTCCTTTAACTTGTTAAGCATACTCTTAGTTGCTTCTAAATTTTTTAATCGTGTTTCAAGATCAGTTTTTGTAACACCTGTAGCACTACCTATTTGGGTTGTTAACTCGCCCATTTGAACTTCTATTCCAGATACTTGCCCATCTATTTTTTCATTCATTAGATCCGTATTAAACTGCCCAGTATCAACGGCACCAGTAAGCATACTAACTACATCTTTTCCTGCTGTTGTAACTTGTTCATAAAGAGATATAGCCCCTGTTAAAAACGTGCCACCAAGATTTAATTTATCTATTAATTCTTTTTGTCTTCTTGTATTATCTAATGCTAATTCACCTTGACGTGCCAACTCTCTGTAACCCTTTATAAGAGTTGGAGTAAGGGCAAAATTCTCTTCTAAAAATGAAGTCCCGTCTGCATACGCTGGAAGTAATCCATACCCTTGATCTTTTCCAGTAGCAACAAAACTCCCGGGAAGATCATAGGGACCTGCAACTGATGCAAGTGCATCTATTTGGTAGTACACAGTATCTAGATAATTAAAATGGTAACCTTCTTTTCTTAACGTGTGCAAGGTTGACCCCGGAGTTAATTTACTATCTGCATATTTGTATGCTTCATTTGTTACATAATTAGCAGCGTTTTTTAAATTTGGGTGTGAAAAAGGACTGTCGTAAATACCTTTAGCTCGCACATCGGTTAGCATACCTTTGTTATCATACACTTTATCAAGCATAATTGGTGCAAATTGTGTAAAACCTACAGATTGTATAGGATGAGCTTGCATCCAAAGTTTTCCATTAGCATTTGAAATATTATCTCTTTGATTTAAATTTTCTTTTTGTGGCAATGGTGTTTGAAATAAAGCAACTTCCATGCTTACATTTGAAAAATATTCGTTAGCTTGTTTTTTATCTACTTTAGAATCGTAAGAATTGTTTTTTGTTACAAACGCCCAACTGTCAGCTATAGATAATGGAATTTCTTTTGGTGGTTGTTGAAGAACATTATCACTATTAAAAACTTTATTAGTTTCGTTTTCAATATTTCCTACAATCGTACCCCGTATCCAAGAATTGTAATCTCCAAATAATAATTGGCTGTTTAAAGCTCCCTCTGCCATTCCTGATTCAGTTTGTCTCATATCTGTGTCAATTAAACTTACTCTTCCTTTAATTCCAGCTTTAATTCTATTAGCTTGATTTGGATACGTATTATTTATGTAAGTCCATTCATCATCAGAAATATTATTTAACTGACTAATCCAATTAAAAGCTTTACCACTTGCATTTGCCCCGTCAGTAGTGGCTTTAATACCCCACAATTTTGTACGAATACCTAAATCATACATAAATTCTGGCCCTTGTTTGTTTAAAAAATTAGTTACGTTTGGCCCACCCATATTAATAGGCAATAAATCCGTGGTAAACTCGGTAAACATGCTGGTGCCACCTTTTTTTATAAATTCTAATTGTCTAGCGTTAGTAAACTCCATGTTTTTTAAATTTACTTGTTGGCCGTATTCATAATCTGCAACACTTTTAGCTGCTTCAGCAGCCTCAGACTTTGTTTTTCTTGCTGCTAAGTTGGACAACATACCAACTACAAACGGTACAATTGGAGCTACCATATTATATTTCTCCCATAGGTATTGCCGGTTCTTCAACAGGCGGTGTTAATTCTTCTGGCATCATTTCTTGTTCACCACCGGATGGAGGTGGTGCTAAAAATCCTTGGTTTTGCATTTCCATATCTTGCTGCTCCATATTAGCTGCTTCTTGTAATTGAGCAAATGCTTCTGGGTTTCTATCAGCCATAAGAGAAAGCACCTGATTATCTGGAACTCCATCGTCTGTTAATTCACCCGGATTGTTAAACACTTTGTACGGAATATCATATTCATTTGCGTAAGATATAAAGAAAGCCATAAGAGGTGGTTTAATAATTTCTGCTACATCAACAGTCCATTTCCCTTCCATAAAACCACCAAATGATATTGTGTTCACAATACTTTCAATTGGTAATCCTCCGAGCATAAGTTTAGAATACGCAGACTGTGTTTTTTTATTATCCTCAAATTTATCCACCACAAATAAAACTGCCTCATCTGGATCAGTTATATCTGGTGTTCCTTCCCATGCCCATCTCCCCGGTTCATCTGTCAAAGACTGGCCCGGCACTGGTCCATCAAATGGTCTTTTAGCTATTTCGTTGTCTTGAGTTTGTACTTCTTGAAAACGTGGCATTTTTTGTTACTTTCTATGTAGGTTTAGCACTGGTTAAACTTCCGTAGGCTGATCGGTAAGGGTTACGTACTGCGATAGAACCTAATGATGCTTTAGGAGATAAATTTACATTAGATGATGAGTACGGATTAAATCCAACTCCACTAACCTCTGTATTGATTCTTTCTGTTATTTTAGAATCTCCTCGTATGTTTTCTATCATTCCATAACTTCTAGGAATATTCTGTCCTTGTCCTCTTCTTGTTGGTCTAAAACCACTTATGTTTGGATTAGAACGGTAGCCTCCCCGTTTTGTTGATTGTGGCAATGGTATATCTGCTACTGGAGTACCAGCACCTTTTTCTTTTAATTTATTAATGTATTTCATAGTTTCTTTAAAGGTGTCACTTTTAATTACATCGCCACCCCACCTAACAACATCTTTTCCAGCATCGTATACATCACGAGCATAGTCCATAAAACTTCCACTGTAGTTTCCGCCACCACCACCGCTGCCTGTGACTCTTCCCATATTTTGAAAAGACCCACGACTGGTTTCTTTTGTTACATAATTATATGCATCACTGATTGCATCGCCTACATAGGATGCTGTATCTGAGACATAATCCCAAAAAGATGTTGTTCCGTTTGCCATGTTTTTATTTCCTTAAGTTATTTAGTTGCATCTGGGGTTGGAGGCACTATGCCAGCCACATTACTAACTATATCAAATATCCCATCCAACGTACTACTTCCTAGCTGTGCATACATTGTATTTTTAAATTGGGAATCATACATTGCTTTATCATATCCTGCTTGTTGAGATATTTCTGCCATACTATGTGCACGATCTGCTGCATTCTCCACAACTTGTACAAGAAAAGATGCCTCGTCTCTGTATCTTTGCCATAGTTGTTCTTGCGATGATGTAGAAAGACCTAGTAATGCTTGTGCGTTAATTCGGTTTACTTCGTTTTGTCTTGCAGTGTTCTCTGTATTTATTTGTCTACGCCAATTTGCATTTGCTTGATTAATTTGTGCAGACATATTTGAATTAAATTTATCTCGGCTGTCTTCCATCTGTGATTTAAATTTTAGTACAGAATTTTCTTCACTAGCGTTAAACTGCCTCATAGCTGATACACGAGTAGCATTGGCGTTGTCTATTTGTACACCCAACTCTGAAAAAAACTCCATAGTTTGTTGGTTAGATTTTGCGTTAAACTGCCTAGATGCATTTTCTTGTGACTGATCAGATAGCAGAGTTTGTATTTTTGCTTGAGCATTTAATATGTTAGTTTTTTGGTTTGCATCTAAATTTGCCATATCCATAGATAAAAAGCTTTTTGCGTTGTTTACAGCAGATTGTAATCTAGAGTTAAGGTTTGCTTTATCCATAGCTGCATAAGTCATAGCATTTTGTAAAGCAGTTTGTTGTTCATTAGTAAGATTAGCCAAATCCATAGTAGCATATGTTTTAGCATCCGTAGCAGCAATAGGAACACCGGCTTCATAAACAGCTTGCGTTATTGCAGCAGCTGCCATAGAAGAGGCACCAAGACCTCGTTTTTGCATAATAGCAGAAGCAGCTCTTACAGGGCCAGCTGCCCATGCGGGAAGTTCTTCGCCTTCTTTAATACTATCAAACAGTTGTCCCAGCTGGTATTTAACCGTTGCCTTTTCACTAACAGTACCTTGAGCAGCTTGTGCTTTTGCTTCAGTTGAAACAGTACCTAATACATCACCTAAAATTGCTTCTTGGGATAAATTTCCTTGAGCTGCAATTGCTTCTGGTGTATTTTGGTTTACAAAGTAATTACTGTACTGTGCAGCAACTTGAGCATTAGAACTAGGAATTTCTATTCCAGTGGTGCTGGCTTGGGCTGTTGTCATTGTTGGATCAGCCCCTAACTGTACATCTGTACCAGATAAAATTTCTCCCGGTTGTTCTGTTAAACTGGCTACGGCAGGTTGTTCCCCCGTTTGTAGTGTTGTTTTCTGTTCAGGAGGAGTTGTAGCATATGCTAATGCTGTTTCAGTGCTACCCCCATCTGCAAACCCTCTACGATTTATGTCTCTTATTACTTTTGGTAACTTTGCCATTTTTTAAAACCACTTATTCATTATTGTTGATATTGCTGCTCCAGCTCCACTTGCTACAAGGAGTATGCCTATAAATAAGCCCTTGCCTTTGTCCAGCTGGCTCTCTAACGAGTCTAATCTTTTGGACAGTCGGTCTACGTCTTTGGAAAGTGTCTGTACAGCTTGTATGAGCTTTCCCATTTCAATTGCATCGGTTGCCATCTATCTACGGCTCCCCTTGACTCCATAGTCATCGGGCCAGTCTTGTACTTTAGCTATAGTTTTTAACGTGCCATCATCGTTGTACACGTTGTTGTGAAGAGCTATAAATGCTGCCATGTCACTAGCATTATCTATGGCTGTACAGATAGAGGCATGTGCTGTTCTCACGGCTGCAATGTAGGTCAGTATATCAGAGGGGATGTCTGTATCGTGAGTTACTTTTCTTTGGATGAGCCAGTCAAAACCTTTGATGTACCCATCTGCAGCTACGTTTGCTTTGTGTTTAGCTTGAGATTTTAACCCTAGTGTTACTACCTGATTATCATGGTCGTCAAGAATTGGTTCGTCATCTTCATCTACAGCATCAACATCAGCAAGAGCTCTATCAGCTGCCTTAACACCAATTGTTCTAACTACACTAGCCTTATCATCTGCTATAGCATAGGCTTCATCTACTTCTATATAGTAAGCTGTATTCAGATGTGAACCAGTAGTTGTTACAGGAACTATTCCAATAGCTTTTCTTTCTGCATCTGTCCAAAGGGTAAACAAAGTTCTAGGATGATTTACTCCTGCAACCGTCATATTTTTTGGATTAGATATTATCTCTACTATAGCATCTTCTGCGTCATTTAGTAAAGCCCACATGTTGTTGTTCTCCTTTGTTAATTACCTTGCTGTTGCGTATTTAAATGGATTTTTTGCAAATGCTAAGTATATATACGTGTTACCATTTGTACCTAAATCTCCATCTGCATCTCGTATTTTAAAACCATTACTAAGCATATCTATATTATAATTACTTAACTCTGCACTTGCTGTATTTGCTTGAAGAGCAGTACTAGCAACATTAAAAGGAGAAGTTGCATTATCATGAAGATTCCATCCAGTTCCATCTGCATCTATACCTTTTATTAGTATAAATGCAGGTTTAAATCCTGTGTAGATAAATGCACCATCTACATTTCCATTGCCTTCGTATGATCCTGATTTAATATAGCCTTCTGTATCTGCAAAACAATAAGCAACATAATTTCTACCAGAACCATGTGTTTGAGTATAAGCACCTAAATAAACAAGAGTGCTTGATGGAGTTGTATTACCCCACATATTATCAGTACCGAAACCAGAAGTACTTTCTAAGAAACCATACTTTGTAGCAGCTGCACCTTTAGCATATACTGCCCAATTATGAGTACCATTAGTTTGTTTAACTATTACAAAAGTTGGAGCAGAGCTTAAACCATGTCCAATAGTTGGTGTTCCATCTGTACCAGAATAAGTAGATATAGAGAATCCACCACTAGGATCAACTTGTTGTGTTACACTTATTGAACCTGAAGAATTTGTAGATGTTGTTCCACCATTTGCTCTCCAATTCCAAGAAACATATGCTCTAGCATTTTGATTATAATATTGACCCATAGTATAACCATCAGTATCAAAAGAAGTTAAACCAGAAGAAGTTCCCTCTGCATTAGTATTATCAGAATTTAATACTTTACTTGTTCCTCTACTACTATCAAATAACCCATGACTTTGACCACCACCTCTCCATTTAACCCATACCCAATCAGGTTGAAATCCTAAACCAGTATAGCTATCTCCACCACTTGCAGTATAAGTTAAAGGATTAAACAATTTCTGTGGATAATCATCATCAGTTTGTGCAGGGTCTACTGCATCTGCTATTGGGAGATTACCAGAACATAGTGCTAAAAATCCTGCTGGTACATCATATTTAAAATTGCCATAGCCTGTGTCATCTGCATTTCCACCTGCTGTTATAGCTCCTCCAAAAGTACCTTCTTGTCCACAGTTCATTACTATTTCTGCAACAGGATTAGCCCAAGAAAGAGTAAAAGGAAATTTATGATCTGTATAATTTGCAATAGTCCAAGTTGCACTAGCATTTGCACCAGTAGCAGGGTTTCCTGTTCCAGAACCTATATCTCCCCATACACCATTAATACCCCACCAACACTTACCTGCATCATTATCTATAGCACACATTATAACATCACCAGTAGTAGGAGCACCTTGATTAGTAAATGAAGCATGAGCAACTTGTGGATCACCTACTCCAGTATTTCCAAAGTTAGTAATATAAACATTATTACCAGTAAAATAACCCATATATTGCATATTACCTGCATAGCCATTATCACCAGTAAAATTAGTTAGACCATCTCCATGATGCCACCCTACAGACCATGAAGGATAACCTGCAGCTTTAATATACCATTCTATATACCATTTACCAGTTTTAACACCCATGTTTCCTATAATTTGATGATATTTATCATTAGTTGTTGATTCTACCTGAAGATTACCTTCACTTAAAGCCATTAATTTTTGTGCAGTACCTTGTTCTTGTAAAGGATTATAAGTACAAAAATTACCACCATTAGAACTAGAGTTGAAGGTTGGAGTATCTAGCATTTGATCGTGTGTTGCTAATGAATTATTTGTCCAATCATTATTGTTTCCACTTACATCATTGCCAGGATCACTTGCTGAAGCAAAATCTAAATGGTATCCTTGAGAACCAAAGGTTAATCCTGAAACATCTTTGGGAATCCACACTCCATTTTTTGTTTCAGCAAAATCATCTGGATCATGTGCAGTTCCATCAATAAAAACTACCTCTGCCATATATCCAAGAAATCTACTAGATGTATCTGTAGAATTATCAATTCCTATTCTATGTTGTACAGTATTACTCATAGCAGTATTACCAGAAACAGAATAAGAAGAAGCTAAAGTGCCATTAACATATTGATAAGAAGTACCACCTGTTAATTTCCATACTACATGTTGCCATGCTGATGTATCACGATATAATGCTGTACTAGCATTAAAATTAGCATTTGCTGATGAAGCACTTAATTTATTATCATACCAATACATTCTAATTCTACTATCTTGATCACCACCTGAACCTGCATCTAGTATATGCATATATACGTTTTGAGTTTTTTTAACCCAACAACTAAAAGTCCATGTCTGCCTATTACCTGCACTACTAGGAGTTCTTTGTAAATATCCAGAATCAAATCTAAAACTATTAGCTATTTGATGGGTATAGAAATCACCACCACCTGCTAGGGGTGCCTGCCATAATTCACTATTTAACATATATTATCCTATCCAAATGCAATTTGTGCTGCTCCTAATTTAATAGAATTTGCTGCTGATACAAAATAAGGTATCACATCAATTGAGTTTGCTGCTGTACTAATCGTCAATGCAGCTGCTGCCGGAGTTTCATAGTCTGTTCCTGTACTTAAAGTTCTACTACCAGTGCCATCTTGAATAAATACTATAATACCAGACTGTCCTACTGCTTCTGTAGAAGGGTTTACTAAAGTTACATTACCTGTTGCTGTAAGCACAAAGTTTTGATTTGCGTTAAAATCTAATGTTACATTACCAGTTTGTGATCCTGCTGTCAAGGTCTTTCCACGAGCAGCAGCACCAAAGGTTGATACTAAGTTTTCATCTATGGATATTGCTGGGGTTGTTCCTAGTGCAGAACCTAAGCCTATCACAAGGTCATCGGCAGAGTCATCTAATCCTATATAGAAGTCTTGAGCATTGCCGTCAAACACAATCTTTGCATCCTCTGCACCAGCATCTCCAATTGTTAATGTTGGAGTACCTCCAGTTATAGTCACATCTCCGTCTATTGTCAATAGGCTATCGGCTACAGTAATCAGATCTGTATCATCGGTGTGGCCTATTGTTGTTCCGTTGATTAAAACATTATCAATATCTAGTGAACCACCAGAGATAAGTCCTGTAGTTGTAATTGTAGAAGAGCCAGTGTCTATAGTTCCAAACCCAGAAGTAATTGAACCAGAATTTAGTGCACCTGTTGTAACGATACCTGATCCACCAGCTATTGGACTCAATACAGAAGCTATTGCTGTACCATTAATTGTTATAACGTCAGCTTCTAACGTGCCATCTATATCAACATTCCCAGAGATATCTAATTCTGTAGCAATAATTTTATCGTTAAAAGTTGCAGCTCCAGCAGCACTACCATCTATTGTTAAGAATGTTGTGTCAGCACCTCCGTCTGTTCCTTTAAATACAATATCACTGTCATTAGCTGCAGCATCTATAACTATGTTACCAGAAGATGTTGTAAGAGTTACAGCTGCATCCCCAGCAGCTATGTCATCGGCAGCTACACTAGATCCTATGTATGTTTTAATTCTAGAAGCTGCAACTTTTCTATTTGTACCACCAGCAGCATCATCAATAATAAATAAATCTGCATCGGCTATGTCTGCCCCTATGTCCGTACCACCGTCTATATCTATGGCAGCAAGTGGTAAAGTTCCTGTATCTCCAGAACCTATTAAGTTACCTGTTGCTGTAGGCAATGTTAACACTGCTGAACTACCTGCAGAATGTGCAGGTCCTTTTAGCTGTACACCATGTGAGTTGTTTTCACAGTTAAACTGGATTGTACCCGGATTGGTATTACCCAATACAGATACATGTCCTGTACCTTTGGCAGTCAAATTAAGATCTATATTAGAATCATCACCTGTTGCAGATAATAGTGGAGCACTACCAGATGCAGCATTAGTTATATCAAATTGATTAACAGCAGAGCCAGTTGTTTGGAATATAATTTGTTCATTACCACTTTCGTCTGCAATAAAATGTGCATCGTCTATTAATATGTTTTGAGAATTAGTGTCTAAGTTGCCACCTAATTGTGGGGATGTATCTTCTACTACGTTAGCTAAATCTCCACTTGAACCGGTGCCAGCAATAACCGTAGCTCTTGTTATTTTTTTAAGACCACCACCGGATGCATCAACAGCTAAAAGAACATCACCAGATGCAGCAGTGCTAATTTCTGATAAATCTGTAACAGCTACAGGATTAAAGTTAGTTCCATCTGCAACAAGTATGTGCCCTGCAGTGTTTGTTCCCATAACAAGATCGTCACCAGTTATTGTAAGGTCTCCACTTACAACTACGTTACCTGCTACTGTTAGTGAACCATCAGCTAAAGTCATTAAATCTGTATCGTCTGTGTGGCCTATTGTTGTTCCGTTGATTAGTACGTTGTCAATATCCAACGATCCACCGGAGATAAGCCCTGTAGTTGTAATAGTAGATGATCCTGTATCAATAGTTCCAAAACCCGAGGTAATAGAACCCGAGTTCAAAGCACCAGTTGTTACAATGCTAGAACTGCCGGCTATAGCACTATATATAGAACCAATGGCTGTACCACCTATTGTTATAGCATCGGCTTCCATTGTCCCATCTATGTCTGCATTACCAGATATATCTAATGTTGCAGCATCTAACTCACCGGATAGAGTAATGTTAGTTGCCCCTGTAATAGCACCATTTAAAGCAACGGCACCGTTTATGTCTATGGTTGTGGCAGCTATTTGTATTTCTGTGTCGGCTACTATGTCAAGTTGCCCATCAGTAGAAGAGTTGATGTACAGACCAGTGTCTCTAAATTGTATTTTTTCATTAGTTGCTAAGAGTAAATCATCGGAGAACAAAAAGTAATCTTCATCTTCCATCCATGTAAGAACACCATCGTTGGTCTCTCCGTCAAATGTTAGTACAATGTCTGCACCTGCTGTACCTACTCCAAATGTTGGTGCAAGGAATGCTGCTGCTAATTGGTCAAATTCATTGTTTAAATCAACTGCTTCAATAACACCCCCGTCTACTATTGCTGATGAACTCTGTCTAGTATAAACAGCCATTTATCTTCTCCCTCCCGGTGTAAATTCTAATTCAAAACCTTTTATGGAAAAAGGAATGTTGTTACTTGTGTCTGTTATTTTTAATGCTACAGCAAAGCCTGAACCTTCTACAGCTTGTCGTGTTATTGGCAAGTCTCCTTGACCATATGCAGAAGTGCCAAATATGCCTGATCCAAAATTTGCCCCACCCCCTGAAGTAGTTAAAGAAAATACCGCAGGTTGAGGGGTGTTAATATCATCATAATTATATTTTATAAACATGCTTGCATCTACAGCACCTTCGGGTTTCCAATTAAGGTTTACTTTTTGCATGTTTTTTCTAACACCCGGATCACCCATTGTTATATCTGGTGATCGGTATGTTGCGTCAATGTTACTAGAGTAACCGCCCCTTGTCCAAACATTACCTGAATCTTGTTGGTAGATGTACCCATCATAACCACCATGTATAACTGTCTCTACGTTAGCTATATAGTCAGAATCACAGGATGATACTTTTAATCCTTTTATGTCAGCATACTCAAAACCCATTTGCTGTGCATTTGGATTCATCTTTATTGTTGCAATTATTCCTTTTTGTGAACCCTCAAAACCATCGGTAAGAGGGTAGAATATGCGATACTGAGACTTGTCTCGTATTACCAAAGAGGTAACATTATCGTAAGTGATATCATTGATTCTATCTTGGATTTGCTTAGAAACAGTTCCAAGCTCCACGTCACCAATTCTTGCTGTACCAGCAATTGTTCTGATACCATCGGCAGATAAGAATATAATGTCACCACCTAACTCCTGTATTGAATGATTAGCTATTGAACCCACGTTCTTTGCTACCTCAGCAAGTTGAAAGTCACTTGAACTTGTTCCTGCTACTTTATATATTCTCCTTTGGCAAAATATAAATAATTCGTTACGGAAAACTTTTAGTCCTGTAACTACGTCACCAACTTTTATTTCACCAGCACCTGTGTTAAAGTCATCTTCGGTAAATGGGCCAGAGAATATAACACTGTGTGTAGAGTTAGACATGCCACCGTAAAACATATGGTTGGCAAAAGATTTTACAAATTTAGGGTTGGTAGGGGCTGTGCCTCCACCTGTTGCATTTATTATATCTTCTGAAAAACTTGTATCTAGTGTAAAAGCTGCCGCTGCCCCTGTAGCAATTATTATTTTATCTGTGCCGTTGTAGTTATATTTATCAAAATCGTAAGTAAACGTAGTGCCTTTACTTGTAGCTCTACTTGTCCAACTACCAGTTGTTGTTCCAGTATATACTGTTCCACCCCTTGCTGCAACTATGATGTCATTGAATATTACAGACATTAACACTCTTTCGTCTGCATTTGCTACTTGGGGAACAATGTTTGTATTATATTTTGTAGTTCCGTTTAGTCTTCTATATCCACCAGTTATATCTGGCTCAAAATTAGACAGTTGTAATGCCTCACCGGGTTGCATGGTAAATACGTCTTTGTTAAGTACAAGACCCCCTGCACAACTGGCTGTAAATGGTTTTTGATATGAAGTATCAGGCATTCACATGTATCCTTGTATCTGTCATATATGCTTTAGTATTTATGTATTCTGTACGTATTATTTGCATTTGGTTGTTAAACTCTCCTAAAGCCATTTGTGCTGCTTGTGGATCGGATCGTAATATATATGCATAATATTTTGCTCTTGTAGTAATTACAGATTTAAACCTGTCGTCTAAATCCATAGTGTCCCCATGTGCAGATAAATCTGTGTGCACTTTCCAGTATTCATACTGTATTGCATAGTTGCTTTGATTTGGTACAGGGGATAGCCCAAACTTTTTATCTTGTGTAGCATAGACGTAGTCAGGAACACCTAAAGAATCTTTAGAGTTAGTTAAGTCCCTTTCTAAAAAACTTTTATTCCAATCATCATAGGTTAGGTACCTTAATTTTTTTACAGGTATATCTTCGGATATTCGTATGTAATCTACATCCATATTTGTTGCTGTAGACGGATTGTTTACTGTAACAAATGTAGTCTGTGCTGTTGCTGTAAATGTAGTATCTAAAACATTGCCAGACCCAAAGTCAGACACAGTTAGTGTTGTGCTTAAATTAGTGGTGTCTTCAGCAGAAGTACCTACTTGTACTTTCAATGCTTGCCCTGTACTGTTTGAATCAAAAACTCTTACCTGTATTCTATACGCCGTATTCTTTACTGTAGAAAATGATTGGTGAGCAGCATAGTCGTTTAATCTTAATCTACCGTTTCCACCAGAGTTATATGCAGCACTTCCGGCACCTGCTATTGTTGTCCAGCTAGATATGTTAGAAGTAAATTCACCGTTTGTTAACAGTTCGTTTGGTACAAGTCTAAATGTATCCCAATCCATTTTTCTATATGCAAGATCGCCACTTTGTGGTGAGGCTGAAGATGGTAGAGCATAAGTTCTTTGCCCAGCATTTGTAACTTGATGAGTAGATTTGTACAGATCTGGTATTTCGGATAGAGAATTATATACTTCATGCATAGCTTTTACTACAAATTTCTTTACAGCAGTTTGTATTCCTCTACTACTAGAAAAGTTAGAGGATGTTAATTCTGATTCATTCAATTCGTTTAGTACGTTGTTTACTAATACTAGATATGTTGTTGCCACTATTCTATCCCCATTGTTTTTTTGCTACAGTTTGTGCAGCTTTAGTAAGTTCTCCGTAGTGGTATAATCTTTTACTACTTTTGCTGTGTGTTTTACCAGAATGTAATGTTCCATCAGACATTTTGTGCATGCCCCCTTTATGGACTTTACCTTGTTTAGTATAGTGATTTACACCTTTCATCTAACAATTCCACTTTCTTAATGCCTTATTAATTCTTGATTTAGGATCATTTTTCTTTTTTGCCCCTGTTAATTTCTTTTTCATTCCACTCATTCTGGCACAAAAACTCTTTCTTCTACTTGCTGCCTTTGATCCTTTTTTTAATTTGGATGGCTTGGTTGTTACAGCTGTTTTTAATTTTGATCCGGGGTTAGCTTTTCTGTAGGAAGCTACTCCTTTTTTATTTAATCCGCCTGATTTAGATTTGCCTTCTTTTCTTTGCCATGCCGGTGTTCTAGCCACTATCTAACCCTTAGCTCTTTTAGCTTTATTTTTTGCAGAATTTGGAAACCCTGCTTGCATATTTTTATAAGCTTTAGCTGAGATTGTGGATTTTTTCTTTGTGTTACTTGTTCCAGCTTTTTTCTTTGCGTTAATGTTTGCATACAAACCTCTTTTAGCCATTTAGTTATCCAATTTTTTTAAGATTAAATTTAATGTTTGTGTAATGGATTTTAAACGAATTTCCATTTCTTCTATTCTATCGTCTGCAGTTGTTTTAGGTTTATATATTTTTTGTGTAGATCTTACATCTATTGTTGCCATAGATTTTCCTTTACTTAAATTGAGGGAGAAGAATAACCCCTCCCCCAAAGTTGTTTAGTACTAACTTACAGTATCATGTTGAGCGTCTGTATTTGTGTCAGTTTCAGAATTTCCTGAAACATCACACAGAACAGCAAACACTCTAATTTTACCAGCAGATGAATCTGCACCACCGATAAGTATGTCTAAAGTATCTGCAGATGCTGCTATATGTCTAGCAGTTGCAGTCAATGTACCATAACCTGTTGCGTTAGAGTCACCGTCAACATAAATGTCAACGTCTCCACCTGTAATACCCATATCCATAGTAGCAGAACTAGAAAGTGCAGTTATCACTTCTATTCCAGCTTCCATGATTAAAGTCTCTGCAGGTATGTCTAGTACTTGTAAAACGTCTGCATTGTCTGGTCCAGTGCCACCTCTAAGTTGAGATAAATCAATAGTATTCTCAACTAAATAAGGTACCCTTCCATTAGAAGGATGACCTGTTGTGCCACCGGCACCGGTTACATTTAATGTACCCATTTTATATTAATCCTTTCTAATTTATGTATTTAAATCCACTACACCAGTGAATACACCTTTGTAGCCATCACCTGAGCCACGAAGTACTTTACGACCAAATACGTGTAAACCACGAACTATGTCAGAGAAACTATCTGGATCACGTATTACTTCTGTTTTAGCAATATGTGAAGCAGTAGCTACTGCAGACATATGTCCAAACAAGACATCAGCTTCACCTGATGTTCCTGAAGGTCCAAATGTATTTGCTGCATCTGATCCTGTAGATCCAACAACCATAACATTAGTTTGATACAGAGTAAAACCATGTATCTTTCTATCTGTTACTTGACCGTTGAATAAGTTGGATGGGCCTCCTGTTACAGAAGCATCCATAACTTTTGAGTCAGCCTGTCTTAATATTTCAAAGAACTGAGGACTGGCACAAAGCCAACGGTTTTCACCCGGAACGTCATTGTCGTCTAATACACGAGCTGCTGTACTAAGGTAGTTTGCTATTTCGTTACCTGTATTACCAGATATAGCAGTACCTGCAACACCCAATGTGCCATCTATAGTAGCAGCACCATCGTTAATTGCGTTTAGTACGTTGAAGTCGTATGATTTCTTCAGAGCATATGCACCTGAAGATGTTGCAAGAGCTTCCCAGTTTACGTGAGCTTGTCTTTCTTCTATATCGTCAACTTTAAACGCAAAGTAATTGCCTTGATCCACTGTTAGTGTGATTTGATCATCTGCAAGTGTTTGTGTGTTTATAGTTTGTCCACGACCATAAGAAGCCACAGTAACTGTTGGTTCTTTTAGTATGTTTACAGTATCACCGTAATTCTCAATTTCTCCGGTATAATCAGTATTTGTAATTGCTTCAGCAACCGATGCCCTACGGAAATATTTAAGAACTTTTTGACTGTAAATAGCAGGTGCCCAATTTCCAGAAGGTAAATTCTGGTAACCAGCTGCTGATCCCATTGTAGCCATATTAAGTTATCCTTAAAGTTATGCTGAGTGGTTGACTCTACCATCTTGCATGGCAGCATCAATCTCAGCTTCATATTTCTCAAAGTCCCAAGGTTTCATATTTTGAATTTCAGACATATTCCAAACTTTTTTATTCCCGGAGGCTGACCTCGCAGGATTAGTTTTAGTTTTTAATACCGCCTGAGCTGCATCCAATTTACGATTTGAGACCGCTCTAGTTTTGTTTGACGAAATACCCACATCCGCTTTGTATAAGTCAACAGTGCGAATTGCCCATTTAGAATCAGTATTGTTTTTACGAATACCATCCGCTATAGTGGCAGGTTGTTCCTCAAGCCATGCTAAAAATTCAGGAGTAGCCTTGATTTCATTAAAATCAGGGTGGGCTGAATTTAGCTGCTTAAATGCAGACTGTACAATTAACTTCTGTTCTTTTTCAGTAAGCTCGTTAATTTTAGCTTTAAGATCAGCAGTTTTTTGGTCAGCCATTTCGTGAGAGATAGTTTCAACAACTTGATATACATCTGGATATTTTTCTCTAAATTGAGCCAGTTCTTCCTTAGTTTTAGGAGGAGCATACTCTTGTTCTTGTTGTACTTTTTCAGCTACATTAGCTTGGGCAGCAAGAGTTACTTTTTCTTGTTTCCATTCATTTAGTTGCTGATCGTAGTATTTCTTTAGATCGTCATATCTTTTCTTATAATCATGTTCTTGTTTTTCTGTTTGTACCTCTTCATTGTTAGGAACAGCACTTGCAGTGTTTGCATCCATAAAACCTTCAGAGTCTTGTTGGGTAGCCTCTACGGTGCCAACTTCTTCTGGAGTTTCTATATCATCTTCATATACATCGTCTTTATAAGCACCTCTAAACATAGATTCTCTACTATCGTCTTTGATTGCAGAGTCGGGCTTATTTGTAGTCTTCAGTTCTTTCGCCATTTTTGTTTTCCTTCATGTGGGGCCTTCTTTAGGGTAGCCACTTCGGTTGTTGTATGTAGGGGCCGTTGAAGAAACGGGTAGCCTACGCTATATTTAACCCGGAGGTTAAAACTATTGTAAGTTCTCTATTACACTATTTGCATAGTTTTCTTTTTGGTCATTATCTTGATGCCCATAATAGGAACCTAAAAGTCCTTTTAAAGTACTACTTTCTTCTCTTAAAGATTTTAATTGCAATACTCTTTTGTAAATATTTTTGTACATTTTTTCTGAATTATCTGGAAGTAATTCTGGAGGTATACCCTGTTCTTGTTTTGATTTATTACTTGGTAAAAAATACCCCTCTTTTACATATTGTATAAATTCTTGCGGGCTTATGCCTAATACTCCCAATGCATCTCTACCTTTAGGGGATTCTCCTGTAGATACTGAACGGCTTGCACTACCGTCAAATAATTGTAAATTTATATTTAATGTTTGAGCAGCAGTTATTTTATCTACAAAACTTTTTTCAGTTTCACTAAGCAGTTTTACAAATTCTGGATCTGTTAAAGTTTTTTTAACAATCTGCACTGGCCCAAACGCTGAACTTCTTCCGGCTGGAGAAAAACCTTTACCAACTTTTACAAAACTAAATTTAGGTGTATCTCCTCGCCACTCATATTTTGCTGTAGCATCATAGAGTTGATCAGGTGTGTAACCAAAATATGTTTGAACTTCTGTTGGTCTGTCCCCTGTTTCTTGAGGCACAAAATCTGTGGGTTCAACAGTGCTATCTGGAACATAATTTGTTTTAGGTAGATCTTGTGTTGTTGGTTTATTTTTTTCAATTTGCCTTTGCATCAAATCTATTTGGTTTTCCCTATCTGGATTTTTTTTTTCTACGTTATCGGGTGCAGCAAGTGGTGAAGGTATGTCCGTAACTGCTGTTGAAACATCTGATCTAGATTGAACATCTAGACCCATTGCTGCCTCTTGGATAATTGGAGGCAAATTACTTTTTTGTTTAGGTTGTTCAGCTAACATTTTTTTAGTTTCTTTTGTTCCTACACCATTTATTTCTTCTAATTTATCATAGCCTATAACTGCCGCAATAACATCAGGAATAATAACTTCACCTTTAGATACAAGAATTTTTTCAGCATCTACAGGAATTTTAGAAGTGTCTAATTTTATTCCTTTTTCTTGTAGATAAGCCATAGCCTCTTCTATTAGATCATATAGTTTTCTTACACCTATTTTTCTAACAGCAGCAGCATTGATTACAAATCCATCACTTTCTGCAGGAACATCATCAGCAACACCAGATTTATCTGCCCCGGGTTGATTTACTACACCAACAGGGCCTGCTGCAACTTGACCAGCTTCTTGTTCTGGTGGTTTTTCCATTTCTCCCCCTAAAGCTGACATTTGGGGAGCATTTTGAGGCATCTGCCCTTGTGCAGGGCTAGGAGGTACCATAGGTTGCATTTGACCTTGCTGAGCTACATTACCACCACGCATAGCATCTAACGATACTCCTTGTGGATTTATAGAGCTTGTTTCTTCCAGATCCTGCGGATTATCTCCTGCAGCCTTCTGTAAAAGACCCATAAATTGAGCAACTATAGGTTTTGCTTCTTCCATAAAATTTTGTTCTTCAGGACTAAGATTTTCTTGTATTAATGCTTCCAGTTTTTCACCTTCAACGGTAGCACTTCCTTCTGTTAAAAATTCTTGGTCAAATTCTTCTATTTCAGGCATCTTCTATTAATCCCGTTACATATTTAGCTCGTCTAGCTGTTTGTTTTGCCCACCGAGAATCTCTTGCTTCTACAGCAGCTTCTTTAAAACGATCTTCTTGCATCAAAGCTAAAGTTTTTTTAAATTTAAGAACTCCAGTCATACCTAACTGAAATCTCATGTGCATCAACGCCATTTGTATTTTAGCTGGTTTAGATCTCCACCAAGATAGGCTGTTGTCTAAACTTGCGGAACATTCGTCTATGTCGTTGTGTAGTAAATAGATAGCTTCGTCTTTTGTAATTTTGCCACCTTTTTCTGGGTCAATCAATCTACCTATGCCAATTGTTGCATAACCTTCGCTGTCTACGTATTGATGAAGTACCAGACCTTCGTGGTCTATCAACGAGTCTACCAATTCAGACTTACGGAATCCATCCACTATCATTTTTTACCTAACATTTTAGTAGCCCAACGAATACCAAGTGATGCGGATATTGCACCGATAAATGTGTAGCTGTACCACTCTGGTGCTCTAGATACATAATCCCACCCAAGCATGACGTACTCCTGTGTCCAAGGAAGAAAAGAGCCAATGAATGGCATAGTTATTACAAGCAACGCAAACTCATCTTTGTAGCTATACTGTTGTTGTTTTAATGCCTCTACATCGTAATTTATTTCTGAGTCTGCTGTTTTTTCAATGCGTTTTATTTCTGCATCTACTTTTGCTTCTGCTATTTTTGCTTTTGATTTAATTTTAGTTGTGCGTTCTTCCATGTATGATTTTACAGGTGCACTAACTAAATTTACAATTGGTCCTAAAAATGATAATAACATTTAATAATTTGATCCTCCGTTACCTTCGTTAAACCTTCCAACTAAATTATAATATAATATGTCATATGGGTTATCTACATCCCTTACTTTTGATTGACTGGTAAGATTTCGTGTATGGCGGCCGTAATAATCTATCGGAGATGACGTATCTGGTTGCCCCGTATCAACAGTTCTATAAATTTCAGTAGGAACTCCATCTCTAGTCAATTCTTGACCTATACCCGCTTTTTTTGCATCATATAATCCGCCACGTTCCATAGCTCTTTCTCTATAGTGTTCATTAAATTGTACCATAGCAGCTTCATATTCTTTTTGTGACCCAATTTGTTTTCCATTTACTTTAGGTGATCCTTGCATAAATCCTTTTATCTCCATTATAGATCGTATCATCATAGAAGCATCTGCATAACCACTTTGATTTATATTTTCATATCTTCCTAATCTAGAATTTTCAGCTAAAGCTTTTTTATATGCTGGCTCATAAAATTTTAACCCAAAGTAATCTTTAAACGTATTTAAATAATCCGAAACTGCTGCTGCACCCGCTTGTCCAGATTCAGTTCTGTAACCATTATAACCATACCCTGAAGTTGCTTGAAAATAGTTATTTTTAAACGCTATATCAGCTCCACCTTTTGCATATTTAGGTTTCCCCCTTCGGCTTTTTAAAAAACTTACTAATCCTTTAAAAGCTCCATACGCTACTGCTACAGGGTTTCCAGTAAATATTGCATATGTAGCTATTGCAGCATCTACTTTACCCTCTGTAGTTTGTGGGATACCTCCTTTAAAGGTATAGTACAAAGCAGCTGCTTTAATAGCGTATGGAGCATACTTAGATACATTAGCAGCAATTTGTTCTCCAGTTCCCGGGGGAATATACGGAGCTAACCCCGTTTGTGTTCCCATTCCACCGTAGATACCTTTTGCTGCATCAAATGCGTAAGCAGACATAACTTGTCCGGTTGTAGATAGAGTAGAGGCAAATTCTGCCCCGTATGGGCCAGAGTAGTCTAGTGCAGCTAAATTACACGGTGGAGCATCAAACCTTTCTGGTGGATCAAAAAGAGATTTTACTTCACTACCTACTTTTCTTGCTCTATTAATATCCCCAAAAGTATCTTGCAAATCTTGCATTTGTTCCTCTAACCAAGATAAATTTTCTTGCTTAGGTCCCATTTGCTCCCCACCCTCTTCTAGTGACATGCTGTCATCAGTAAGAGAAATGTCTTCTAACATCTGTCTATCTTCTATAGTTACAGTATCACCTAATTGTGTTGCTGTAATATCCTGCTGTTCTAAAGCATTTAGATTTGCTACAGGAGTTTCTGGAAAAATGTCTCCAGCGTAGGATGTGTACTTTGATCTCTGTTTAGCTTCTTCTTCACGTTTCTTTTTTAGAGCCTCTGGACTTAGTCCTTTTACTAAACTATCTAAGCCGTACCCTAAAAAATCTTCTCTCTTTAACGATACGGAAGGAGCGTCATCTAAGGATACACCTTCCAATGAAGCTTTTTGACTACCTTCAAGCTCTTCTTTAAATTCTTTTGAAATTTGTTCAGAAGAAGATCGTTCAAAAGCTGTGACAGTAGGGTCTTGTACTTTTTGAAATGGTGCTAACGCATTAAGAGACATTCTTTCTCATTTCTTTAAAATTATCCTTCAACTTGAGGAGCATTTCCAGTAAACCCGCTTTCCCCTGCAGTCGGTACACTTCCAGTTCCGATGGTGCTACCACCAGTGCCGCTAGGGTCTGCTTGTGGAGGTTGTTGAGGTACTCCTCCAACACCTGCCATTCCAGCTTGTCTTGGCTGAGGAGCGGAGTTAGGGCCTTGAGGGGCTCCTTCCGGTTGTTCTGGTTGTTGGGCATCTTGTAATCCTTTAAGTATTTCAGCGTATATCTGTGCTTCGTTTACATCGTTTACTAAGCTGTCAGGATCAATATCCTGTGATATAGCTAGTTCTTTTAACAGGTTTGGTATTTTAATAAATGGTGCAAGCATTGGATTTCCTACAGTTTGCAACAATGCTGTTAATCTTTGTGAACGTACTTCTTTTTGCATTACAGAAGCAGCTCCTTTTGGTTTAATTTCAAGATCTCCTTCTATATCTGGGTTATCTTCATTAAACTGCATGTTCCATTGAAACAATGCCTCTCCTACAGGTTTAAGAAGATAATCATCTAAGTTTTTAATAACTGTTTTTATAGATAATCCTGAAGAGCCTAGCAACATAGATAAACCTGCAGCAGTTCTGCCTGTACCTGTTACACCAGTTTGACCATGCATAATGCTTGGTATGCCCGTTTCTTCATCAGCAAGTTGCCTTGCTTTGTCATACATTTGTATATTTTCACCAGCGGTGCTAGGAAATTTTATAGCGTTTACAGCAGTCCCAGTAACTCCTGACTGTCTTCTAAACACTTTTCCGGGAAAAATGTCGTAATTCTGTCCGGGTACAAGGGATGTTTCATCTACATCAAATACAAGGTTGCCAGCAAGTGCTAAATTATCTATAGCCATGCGTACATGCCCATTCATTAACATCTGTGCATCTTCCATGTTTTCTGGAATACCCACACCCCATATTTGATAGGGGTTTATTTCATATGGAAATATAGAATAGGGTAATCTAGCTGGCGTAAATGGATTTATACAAGCCCTTAATATTTGACCTCCTGAAATCCAAATGTTTACTTGAACTTCATCTAAATCATCCATGTCGGCAGCTTCTTCTAATCCTATTTGTTTAGCAAAAGTAGAATCTATTGTTCCCCAGTATTCTAACACTTCGTATCTTTCACTATCTACATATGGTTGAGTTTCGTCATCACGAATTGTATCTTCAAAATACTTTTCTTCGTAATTACCACCCCCAGCAATAACTTCTCTTATTGCTTCAGGATCAAACATAGGCATATTCATAAGATTACGTAATTGGGAACGATTCATTTTATGACGTTGTATAATGTACTCACAATCATCTACATTTGTTGCAGATGGATCGGAATATACATCCCAACAACTGACAGCTTCTAGACGAGGAACTAATTTAGGATACGGAGTGTATGTTTTTGCACCCGACTCATCTTTTTCCCATTTATGAACAGTTTTACCAAAGTTAAATGGTCCTTTAATTATTCCTGTACCCAATAGAGCAGATTCAAATATAGCATGACGTAAAACATTTACAGCATTAGTATCTGTAAGCTGATCATGCATAACTTTTTCCATACGCAAAGCTGCTTTTTTAGCTGGAGATATTTGGGGTTCTCCCATCCTTGAAGGACCTTCTGCTAAAGGAGCGTCTGCCCCATATTTGTTAGCTAATGATCCTAAAAAATCTAAATCAGCAGTTGCTTCTGTTGCTCCCGGATTTAATTGTTTTCCGTCACCTTCAAAACCATATGGACTAGATGATATTTCATCAGCTGGTGTTTTAAGGTGAGCAAATTCTGCAATTCCTTCTGGTACAGGAGTAGACTCTACAGTAATTGGAAATTTTTTATTAGCAAATAAAATATCTACAATTTGACCATAAGCAGCAAGCACTTTAGTTTTAGTTATTTTTATAAATACCTTAGATTTTTCAGTACTTGTGTACTGTGTAGTAGAATCATAAATACCCCTAAAATTTTTATACGCTTTTAACCAGCGTTGTTCATGGGTTTGTCTACCGTCTTCGGCTGCTCTCATACGTTCTTGAATTAAACCTATAAGTCCAGAGCCTTCAGCTAAGGCTTCTTTTGCATCAATTGGATCAGACATACTGTTCCTTCTATATTATGGTGTGTACTTTGAAGCACCCATTACTGTACCTAACGCACCTGTTTGGTTTGCTGAGACAGATTTAGAGTCTTGTGTAGATTGAAATGGTCCGTTAATAGTACCGGCATTAGCACCAGCAATGCTTCCATCTAAAGCTTCACGATGTAATGAACTTTCATTAGCTTCATTCATTGCTCCTTGTTTACTCATCTGGCCCATTATGTAACCTGATTTGTAAGCTCCTGATACTCCTTGTGGCATGGTAGTCTCCTTTTATAGTTGTTGTTGTTAAAATACTTCTTGTTTTTGTTCATCTAGATATATCAATTTACGACTATCTAAAATTTCTTTATCTTTATCAGATAAAAAAGAACCTTCTGATTGTCTTAATTCTGCTACGTTTTCTTCTGTACTTGCAGGTTCCATCATAAGATTAGACCTAATTGTAATGTCTTTTTCTTCTGCAGATTTTAAATTTTTAGCCCGTTCTCCTGTATAATAATTTTCCGGAACTTCATTTGGAAATATTGCAAATTGAGCAAGTTGTTCTTCTACTGCTCTGTCTCCTTGTACTGCATATCTAATAGGTTCAAGAAGACCCATATATGGAAGTGCCTTTAGTCCTGCTTTTCCTATACCGTTTCTCCAAGCTTTTAATCTTTGTTGAAATGTTCTTGGAGTTTCTTCGTTCATTCGCACAGGCCTACTGTCTTCTAACCTATTTTGTTCATCCATAATTTCTTCATCAGTTAAATTAGTACCTCTAATTGCATCTCTACTATCTTGGGCTTTTGCTCCCCTTTCCGCATCTATATTAAATTTACGTTCTGTTTTTCTTTTAATTTTTTCTTCTTCAAGAAATTTTTCGTTATTTGATATATCCTCTAAAGTTTCTTGATTTAATTTTGAAGCTTCAGCAAATCTTTTACGAGAATTAAGAAGAGCTTCCGACACTGCATCATCAATATAGGCAGCATTGTTAGCATCTAAAGTGTGTAATCTACTGCTATTAGAATTTAAATTTTTAGCAAAATTAGTTTCGTGACTTTGCTCCCAATCTATTAATGCAGCTTTTGGCATCCAACCCATAGCGTAAGTATGACGTAAAATTGCATCTTTTGCAGGTATTGCTGTATTATGTTTTACTTTAATTTCTGTTTCTGGTATAAGTATTTTACCACCAGTATTTTTGTACTCATTAATAACTCCATCTTTAGATAGTAAACTTTCTACAGAATTATAACCAGAGTAAGCAGTGTATTGATTATCTAAAATATCCATACCCGGAGTTATTATAGTTCTTAAAGCACCTTCAGTACTCATATATTTTATCATGGATACTGGAAGTTTTATACCATGTGTTAAATTTTGATTATTAATAGCATTTTGAGTTATATAAAAAGGGTCTCCTTGTGGTAAATCTCCTCGTGCAAAAAGTGCACCAGATCTATCTTTAGCTAAATTTCTTATAAAAATTCTTGTTGGATTTTTTGTTTCATATTCTCCTAATCTTTCATTAAATACTTTAAATACTTTAGATGCATCTGTATTGTCAGGAACATATGTATTTTTTAAATTATCTACTATTTCTTTATTTATTACAGCAGCATTTGGAAAAAGTTCTTTTCTACCATCTAATAGAGCTAACTGTCTGGCTCTTAAAACATAGTATCTTTCTAAATCTGTAAAATACGATAATCTACCTTTAGCAACATTTGCTTTTAAATTTTTAACTGCATCACCGCTATTATCTAATGTAGGATTATTTACATCATCAAAACTATCTACAGTTAACCTACTAAATTCAGCCGCTCTATCTCCTGTTAAAAATAGTAACCTAGCAGTAATTCTATCAATACTACCTTTTGGATAAGTTTCTATATGGCGAGTTGTTGTAGCATATATATCATCTGGTATACTTGTAGGAACAACTCTGTCACCTTGACCACCAATCTTTACGGCATAGCTACTATCTCCCGCAGATAATCTACTCATAGGTTTAACATCTGTATATTTTTCAAAAGTTGGGTCCATATAACCTTTTAATATTTTAGGACTACCAAGTTTTTTATCTAATATATATTTTTGATTACTTAACTTTACATAATCTTTTGGAGACATATTAGCTATACGCATATCATTGTCAGGAAAACTATGATTTCTATATTTTATCATAGTTGTAATCATTGCACTAACATCTGCTTTATTTAAACCTTTAGCAGCATTTACAGTGCCAGACTCTAAACTTTTTAATATTTTACTTTTCATATCAGCGGGTATAGAAGTATTCTGCATAAATGCTTCATAAGATTTTGCAGTCATTCCCGGTTGGGTTGTAAGCCTCTCAATAAAAAGATCTTCTACGGTAATATCAGCCATCAGTATCCAAATACCTCATTTTCCGGCACATATCGTTGCATCTGCCTACTAGAATAGTACGGTGTGCTTGCATTGTGCAAAGATCGCACCATCATCATATATCGTAACGCATCGTATGCGTGGTCGTCTGCTTTTGTGTCTACATCCTCTGGGTTGTGCTTAGATAGAGGCAATGTAGGGAGTGTTCTTACTAAATTTGTACAATTGTCCATAATTCTTACTCTTGGTTGTCCTCTGCTGTCACAAGCTAGTCTTCTATGTATTTCTATCTTTCCTGCTAGTCTGTTTCTGTCGGATGGTATCCATCTACAGCCTTTTCTATTCATTGTTTCTGCTATACTTGGACCTAGCCCTGTTCTGTTCCAACAACTGGCATCTAATACAGATATTTGCATGGTTGGGTCGTTTCTTTCTAACTCTAAGATTAGTTCACCAAGAGCTTCGCCGGTTCTACCCTTTATATACAGCTCTCTATATATCCAGATATTGTTATCCCAGTCTATAGCACCCCAAAGAATACAAGAAGGACTACTGTAGCCATAATCTCCGGCACGTACCCTAGCCCAACCATCAGGTGGGTCAAAGGATTCCACGACATGTAGCGATCTACTAAATTCTGTAAAAGCTGCTCCCTCTGCGACATCCCAGTCTCCTTCTAATAATCGTTTTCGTTCTACTTCTGGTAAGGAGAGCAACATAGCTTCGTATTGCCCATCTATAGCAAGATACGGATTGTCTGTCAACCTTGCTGGTATAAATTTTTTTAGAAATAAAGGTTGCCCTTCTTTTGTATGTCCTGCAGGATACCTTATTGTTTTCTGTGTGTCAAACTCTTTTGCCCAAAATGCTGATCCGGGTGGGGATGGGTCTATGTACATCTTCTTTACCCACCAACCTCCTACTCCACCGGGGTTAGCTGTGCACCTCATGTAGAGACCAAGCTGTGGATCGGTACTTCTAAGTCTAGATCTTAGGTAGTTCCACACGTATGGAGTAGGATACTGTGTTATTTCGTCTATTCCTATCCAATTAAACGCTTGTCCTTGGTATCTTGTTACGTCTCTGTCGTCATCTACGTAGGAAAACCATATTTTAGCCCCAGAAGGAAACTCCCATGTAGACTTTGCTTGCTTAAACACTGCCCCCGGCACTGCTTTCATGTACAATTGCCTACTTTTGTCTATAAGTTCGGTCAATTCTGGTAGAGTACGTCTTAGTAGTAGGCCTCTGTGGTTAGGGTTACCTACATCTCTTAAAACATCAGCAAGAAGTGCATATGATTTGCCTCCTCCAGCTGCTCCCCCGTACAATACGTCTCTTTCTGGGCTTTCTAAGAACTCTGCCTGTGGTCCATCGTTAGATTTAAAGACAACTTCGTTCTCAGCAACGTGGTTTCGTACTTTTTCTGGTAAAGCTAGTAGTTCTTCCTCAGATATAGGTTCTTTTCCATGTCCTGAGAGAGCTGCGTCTATCTTACCAAGGCTTTCTTGTAGTTTATTTGCCCTGTACCGTGCATTTACGGCACGTTTTGATTCTTTTTTTGCTTTTGCTTTAGCGTTAGATAGTTTTGTTGATACGGACTTGCGTATCGCTTTCCTATCCAGTTTGGCTTTCGCTGCCATCTAGGTGTGTTCCTAACTTACTGCGTTTCTTTAAACCTTCATCAGATATATATCTATCTGTTTTTGCCAATAGCCACTGGCTTGCTTTTCGCCACCCGCAAGACTTAGCGTATGTTAACGCTTGATCCAGTGCCTGCAGTTCTTCTGGTATAGGAGACAAGTGTTTTTCGTCTTCTGTATCTAACACATAACCAAAAGGTATGGTGCTTGTTTTTCTTCGGATTTTACCAGAGTTTTGCATCAGCAAACATTTCCCTTTGTTCTTCTTCTGGAGTATCATACAATTCATCAATAGCTTCTATCTTATCTTGATTGTTTGCAATAGCTCCTATCCACTTATCCATCTCTGCTGTAACATCAGAGTGTTCTCCAATACCTACAGCAGAATGTAATAATACATCAAGGTTAGCTTTTGCTAAACATATATTAGCCACGTACTGTGCCCTTAATGCTTGTAACCTCATAGTTTAGTCTTTCTTTTCACGTATAAAAAATCCAACAGCACCGGCTGCACCACAACAAATCATAACTACGCTTTGCCACAGGTCATTTGGTACCATTATACCTAACATAGCAAATACACCACTGAGTGCTGCATATGATGAAGGCTCTTTAAATCTATTCATTAGTTCAACCATTATTATCTTCTCCTTGTTTATCAGTCATACACGCACAGGGATTTTCCTCTGAACATGTACAGTTTTCACAATCACAATCTTCTCGGTTGCAATACTTTTTATCCTCGTCTGCCATTACTGGCCAGCCAAAGGATTATCTAAAGCTCTTTGTAACATTGTACGTAACCTTTCTTCTAACTCTTTAAGTTTTGTATCAAGTGCTTCGGCTCTACGGTTTGCATCAGATTCAATTGCAGTTCTTTTGCCATCAAATCTGTCAGATGCATGGTCAATTAGATCTCGCATGTCTTTTTCTATATTTCTAAGTTCTACTCTTACTTCTTGTCCAAGTATTCTAGACCTTCTCTCTATACCAGATATTTGATCGTGAGCTTCATGTATACTTGATCTTAAATCTGTACGAATTGTTCTTGCATCATCTTGTGCTGCACCAACTAATTCTTTTACCGCAGACATCTCTGTTTCTATATTTGTTTTTAACGAGTCTAACTCAGTCTCTACTACCGTTTCTATGCCAGTTAATTTTTCTTCTAGCACATCAAGTTTTATAGTAAAGCCAGTAAGATCAGGAGCAACGTAGCCATCTATCTTTTTCTCCATTGCTACCCAACGTGCGTACCCTTCAAAACCAGCCCAAAGACTTCCTCCAAGTGTACCAAGTAAAGGTAGGATTAGCAGTAACTTACTGCCTTTAACTTTAATTCCTTTATATTCTACCTCACTACTCATACTGTTGTCCAATCATTTTTTCTATTTGTAGATTTGATCGTACACTAAGGTAACTTCCTAGGGGGTCAGGCATAATAGAATCTGTATATATATCTTCTGAAACATACCACGTTGGCTGTACAACTGTTGCTGCATTTTGGTATGTTGTTATGTTTGGACCAAGGGCATTAACAAGAGCAAGGGTTGTAATCTGTGATACAGGGTCGTAGCTATTTGGTAACCCTGCTATAATTTGATTTGCTTTTTCTTGTTTCTTTTCCTGCTCTTTAGTTGGCTTTTCCTCCACTGTTTCTTTTGGTTTTTCCTCATTAACTTCCTTAGCTACAGGTTTTTCTTTTGGTTCTTCTTTTGCTACTTTTTCTTCCTTTGGTTTGTCCTGCTCTTTAACAACTTTTTTAACTTTAACTGTATTGCTAGTAGCTGTCTCTTCTTCTGAGCTACTCTCCTCTTTAACTTCTTCTTTAACTTCCGGAGTTGTTTGCATTGGTTTATCAGCAACTTCTACAGTCTCCTTCACTTCTTCTTGTGCAACTTCTACTGGTTTAGGTTCAGGTGCCTCTATTTTTGGTTCTTCTACTGGTTCACTCATTGGTTCTACGTTGTTTATAACAACTTCTAACTCTTGTTCTGGCATCTTGACTGCTACAGTTTCTACTTCCATACCTATATTCTGTATTTCTTCTACCATAGTTTCAACCTCTACCATCACCTCTTGCATGGACATTTCCCCCATATCCACATCCTGAAACAAACCCTCAACGACACCAACACTTAAAGTTTCAGGCATACCCTGTACATCATCCATACTACCCATAGAAATTGTAGGCTTTAAATCAAAATGCATTACCGTATCCATGTTTTGCATTTCTGTTTCCATCTCTTGCTGTTCTTCTACAGTAGCACTTTCATATGTATCCATTAGTTCTAACTGTATAGACTCTTGCATTTGCATCGGCTGGACTATTTCAATCCAAGTATTTACAACTGTTGTTATGACATTGTAGTTTACTGTATAAGATACATTGTCAAACAAAGGGCCGGTAGCAAGGTTTGTGTTATCTACCCCGCCAACTCTTACGAATACTCTATCAAGACTGTTATCAAAATCATAGGAGCCTGTATACGTAGTGGCATTGTTGTTGTTCTGTAAGTTTATTTCTCCGGTGTCCCACTGTAGTACGTTATTGGAATACCCTTTAGTTTGGAAATATGCACTATCTTCTGTGTCATAAAAGTGCATAGATAATTCCCAATCTAGTGCACCCCCTTGTGTTATGTGAAAGTTACTTATATCTACATACTGGTCAAAGGTAGTTAAAGTAGACCCCGTAATCTCAGCGCACTTACCAGATCCAATTTCTTGTGAGGGACAGGTACTGTGCATCTTTGCTGGTCCAATTCCTCCCCAGTCTGAATCCATGTCTCCTTCTTTGGTGTTGCCCACAAGACCCTGATCTGCGTGGAGGATGTCTCCGGTTGTTTGGTTTTCAATAATTGTAATCGTTTGAGTAACTGTATCAATGTGGCCTTCACCTAAATGTTCTGTTTCTACTTCTTCAACGATTGTTTCGCCTTCTTCTAGTAGTTCTGCCCGTGCTACACTACAATAAAAAAAGCAACAATAACAAACTGCCACCAATGCTAAGACCAGTAGCTTCTTCTTCAGTGGGTAACCAGTCCACATCTGTAACATTTTCTTCAACCCATTTATCATAATCTGGTTTCATCTCCGGATTCTCTGCCCATGCTGTTGCAGCCTCTATTCCTATTTTTCCTCTAAATGGGCACGGGGTTCCTGCCATTTCCATCGCATTAAACACCCTTGCATCTTGGCAGAGCATAGCTACGGCTCCTACTTTCATTCCCATTCTATATAAGGCACGGCTAAGTTTTAGTCTTTCACAATTCATGTCTCTTATAGATGTGCCACCTGCTACACCTAATATTTGAGTTTGTATCGCTGCACTCGCTGCATAACTACAAACATCTTGGTTATTGTTGCCAAACGATGGGGCGTTAGCTGTGCCAACCGTTCTGTCAACCGTGGTAGTTCCCGACACGGTACTACTGGTGGATGTCACCGTATTTGTTTGTGCCCAAGATTCTTCTTGCCAGAAACCTATACAGACCACTACTAAAATAGCTAGCCACCATTTGTGCATTTCTAATCCTCACCGCTGTCAACCACCGTTGGCATTGCTGACTTGCTTGGCATAAGTACAATTCCGTGCAGTGCCTTTATGTCGTGCTCTTGTTTTTCTATTTTGCCCAGCCCTACTCTGTCTAATAGAGTTTGTGCTGCCTTTAGTCTAAGTTCTTGTCTAGGGTTTAGTCCGTCATCGTTCATGGACTCTACCACTCTTGATACGGCTGTCGCCGAATTAACGGCTAGTTCTCGTTTAGATATGTCTACGATTTCGTCTGCAAGGCTTTTAACCAACCATGTTCTAGAAGAAGGAGAGTAACCGGCTTCCTCACAGGCTAGGGCTATGTCGCCTTTGTTTACGAAGAGACAGTTGAGAAACTTTTGTTGCTTCTCGGTAACTTCCTTTTTTTTCTCTGCTAAGAGTGCTGAAGTCATCCGTACGTCTTGGCCTTTCTCATTCCGCCACCCATAGCGTACGTCTTCTTGTGGACCTTGCCACCACCCATCATCTTTTTCTTTTTAGAAATAACACCTTTACCCATAAGGATATCCTTCTGAGTAATTTTACCGTCACCGGATAGGTCTGGAAATTTAGCCATATGTTTTTGCCTTTCTTATACCACCACCCATAGCGTACGTTTTCATTGCCTTGCCACCGTATGCCATCTTTTTCTTTTTAGCTCTGCCACCGTAGGCTTTGTTACCCGGCCCACGAGGTCCAGTTTTTCCTTTAAAGACAGCAAAGTTATTTATCAGTGCATTTGCAGCAGAATCACTCATTTTACTTAATTGGGTTTGACCAACGCCTGTTTTTTCAAGGGCTTTCATAGTGGCGGCTAAATCTATATTGGCGGGTAATTTAAATTCCACCCTCTAGATCTCCGCACACGCATAACAATTAATTTCTAGTCCTACGGCTACTTCTATTATTCTTGGTGATTTCCACATGGTATGTATCCTTTTATATATATATTTATTTTGATTGGGTTGTCTTGGGGGATACGGAGCATAGATGCCCCCTCCGGAGATAGTATATTAATTGTGCTACCCCCCAAGGACTTAAAATTATGTAACACAAACCGTGACCCCCTTGTGTATATATTTTGTTCTTGTGGGGGCGTGAGTGTACTTGTATTACATGTACCTACCATTATACACCGTATATAGAAACTGTCAAGGAAAAAGTGTTTTTATTATGTTTTTTTATTTTTTACTTGACAAGTCTGAAATACGGTGTATACTGAGGGTACTCCCGTTAAGGTAAACCACCCCGTATGTTAACTACAGGTTAACTGTTGGTTCTACTTAAAGTATGCACAGGTTTTACTGGGGAATATCCTGTAGGAATAGCCCTCTGGTTGGACTGGTGGTTGGCCCCCAAAATTACTGGTAGGGTGGTTCAAAAATATACAAAATTGATTGTGGTTGCATACACATGTACGGGTACCCCCCAGTGCCCCTATAGGGGGGATTACATTAATAATGTCCAATATTTCCAAGAGTTTACCAGACAATGACAACATAAATTAACAAACAATACTACATAAACATTTACACCTGTCCGCACGTGGTTTACATAATGACAATTTTTTGGTTTATCTGGTTGTCAACCTTGAAGGGGGTCTATGTAGTGTATAAAAGCGTGTCTTTTCCCACCACCACCCAAAGAAAAACCCAGCGGTTTAAAACACTGGGTCTCTTGTGGTCTATGTTGTGGTTAGTTAGTAGGTTTTTAAAAGATTACCAGATGCTCCCGCCATCTTAAACAGTGGTTCTAGGTTCTCCGCCTGTTGTGGTTCAATCTGGATATCCACTCGGAAAGGGTCAGAGTTTAGGTCAACCAATGGATACTCTCCGCTTGCAACCTTCTTCTTTACTTCCTTGTTAGGAACTCCAAGAAACATAGCAAGATATTTAGAAGTTGTTGCGGAGTAATTCCAGAACTTAGCGTCTAGTTCTATCTTATCCGTTGCATTAATGCGCCTTGCGATTATGCTTTTGTAAGACTGAAAGTATGCATCGGAATTGTCGTTTGTTATTACGAATTGGTTCGGAACTTCGTTCCCGTGTGGGCTAATCATATTAGAAACGTACATGTATTTTCTCCTGTTAATTAAATTAAAGTTAACTTAATATAATATTATTCTGTACAGATTAGCAAGTAAATATTATAGTTCCTCATTTTGTAAGCCCTTCACGTGGTAAAATCTTTTAACTTTCTCACGTTCTCCAAAGGTATCTATTAAAGTTATAGTTTTATAAAAGTTAGATATAAATAGCTTGTAATTATGGTCGTCTAATCTGGCTATTGCCGAATGTAAATCATCGGTAGCTTGCGCCAGACTATCAACCCTAGTTGATGCAATACCCATATCCAATAGCATCTCTTTAAAGTATAGATTAGTTTTCATTGGTTGCCCCTTTCGTCAGTTGTTAAAGTTAATATTAATAGTACACTTGAACCAACGGCAAGCAATGCCATTAGACACACAAAGTGTACAACCGCAAAATAACCTACATTTGCATCAATAACAGGTTGCATAATTGTTAAACCAAACATGGAGTAGCAAATTAAAAACGTTGATAGTGCATACAGAAAGATAATCATATTACCAACCTCTTTGTATTATTAGTTTTAA